GCTACATCTAAGAATGTTAACAAGCGTAAATCATCTTTCAAAATTTCGACATTTAAAACTAAATCTCCACTTATTGGAACTGCAGTTATGAAGAAGCCTGTAAAGAAGAAGCCTGTGAAGAAGAAGCCTGTGAAGAAGAAGCCTAATTATCTGACTCGATTTATGACCCCTAAATTAATTGAATATTCAAAAAACTTTAATGACCATTCTAATTGCTTAGAGTGGACATGCAAAGAATGGTGTGCTTTTTATGATCCTTCCTTTAAGGAAGCTTATATTAAAGCTGGTTGTGTAGATGATGGCGATTATTGTATTTGCTAATCATTTAAATTAATACAAACTTTATAAATCAAATACATTCTTCTCTCAACTGGTGTTTTACCTTTTCCCTTTCGTCTCATATTTTTAATAGTTCTTTCATAAGACAATGCTTGTGATTTTGTTAATTTTCCTTTTATAAAATGATATTCCCAATTACCGCCTAATAAAAAGGATGATGTATATCTAGCTCCACCTTTTATCTCACAGTTATGTTGTCTTATTCTTCTTTGAAGATTATTAGTTATACCCAGATAAGTTCTATTATGAATAGTATGTGTTAATAAATAAAGATTATAATTGTTCATATATGTATACTAGTGATATAACATCCAAAATGTTTTATATAACGCACCATCGAAGTAATTCATTGTAGTTGAACTGTAATACGGCTTCGATGGTGGATATAACTTGAAATACTCACATAGAATTGGTAGTTTCTTCGCAATTTCGGGATTATCTTCATAATTTGAATATACCCATTTACACTGCTCTCGTTTAGTAGCGACACGAGCTTTGTCATTATTACTGAACTCCTCAAAAAATGATTTTAATTCATCGGCATTTTCCATTGTATTAATAATTTGATTAAATTATTAATAATATTATGTATTATAATATTTCATTTTTTATAAATAAGCTCTAACTATATTATTTTAATATTGATACTCCTTTGAATAACTATGTATAATGGCATCTTGATAAAATCTAGATGTATCAGTATATACTGTTTTTTCAAAAAAAATATGTAAGTTTGGTAGATGAACCTTAATAGCCTCGTGATCATTTAAATAATTTTTCCATCGGTAATATAATTTTTTAACAAATGGACTTAGTTCATTAATTGTGTTACTAGTATTAGCGACGGAGTTATCTTTAATACAGTTATTATAATGAGTATATAATGAAATTGTTGAAATGGTTGGATCCATATACTTACTATAGTAATAGGATTATTCTATGTATTAATAATCATAGAGAAATTATTAAACTATATAATGATATTATATTTAAAATCATACCATTACTTTTAATATAATGAGTACTATTATTGATTACATAAATAAGCAAACCATTACAAATGTTATTGAAAAAGCCATTCCAGAAGATAAATTACTACAATTTCATAATTTAATTGATACATTTTTAAAAAATAATGATGATATTATTGTGAAAGGAGGAAGAGCCTTACATCAGTCAGTTCCAATTTATGACTCGAAAGAACTATTATACAAAGATTATGATTTATACAGTAAGAATCCGAAAGAATCATTAATTGAAATAGGAAAAGAGTTAGTTAAAAATGATATTATTGAATTTACTATTGAAAATATCATATTTAAGCCTCATATTTTTAGATTAAAACTCTTTACTATTCCTTTTATTGATGTTGAACCTTTATCATGTAGTGTTCCACAATTATTTTTAAATGAAATTAATGTAGTCCATCCTAAGTATCAAAGAATTGATATTTATATTCAATTATCAAGACCAACATTAATTAATTTAGACAATTGGACTAAAATCATACCAAGGCTAGAAAAAATTAATGAAAAATATCCATTTAGATGTTTTCATAAAAATCAGATAGGTAAGCTACACCAGAATATTAATAAAATACTTCCAATCATTGAAGAAGATTGTGTAATTTCAGGTGAAATTGCATTGTATCATCACATGAAAGAATATAAAAATAATTGCTACTTACCTGATATTAATCATCTTGTTTTATTTACCCATAACACAACTAAGTATATTAAATTAATCAAATATATTTTCAAAAATTGTGAAATTAAAGAAGAAAAAGACAAAATGAACCATTGTACCACACTTTATAAGATTTATAATAATGATACACTATTAGTTGACTTGTACTATCTTGATGATTGTATTAATTATGATGATGATGAATCATACAAATATTCATCTGTAAATCATCTATTTTTCTATTATCATATGCTTCCTTACACCAAAGAAAATGAAACAGTTCTATTTCATTTACATAATACATATGGAACATATGTAAACAACCTAAAATGTCATGGATATCGAAATCCAGGGGTGAAAGAGCTAAAAACAACATTTATAAATAGAGAACAGTTGTGTAAGATTAATCATTTGATGTTATGAAATGTTGTTATTAAAACAACTTTTGGGTGATTGCCGTAAGGTCATTTTTGTTCAAGGCATCAAGGTAGGAAGTCGACTTACCTCTGGGCGAATCATTGAGGTAATTATTGGATCTCTTATAGATTAGGCTCTTATACATTGTGGTGAATGAAGAACTGTTCAGAAATCAAGGTAATAACTAATATATACTTCAGAGATATTACGTGTCATTTTTTATTTTCAACAAAACAAGCATTCATATCTTTGATATTATATGTCATTTTTTATTTTCAACAAGATTGTAAATAAAACAAGCATTCATATCTTTGATATTATATGTCATTTTTATTTTCAACAAGATTGTAAATAAAACAAGCATTCATATCTTTGATATTATATGTCATTTTTTATTATTAATAATATATATATGTCAAATAATAAAGTGACAATTAAGGTTAAGAAGGTTAAGAATAATTCAGTCAAAGTAAATAAAGGTGATTGGATAAGAACAAATAGGAAAAGGTTCCCTAAATGGGTTAGTGAAACTTTTAAACAATATCTATTAACCTCTGAGGAAAAGGTTGTTGGTACTGATTTCAAACCTTTTTTACATCAAAAGATGGTTAGAGACTTCTTACAAAATGAATCACCCTATCGTGGATTATTATTATATCATGGATTAGGTAGTGGCAAAACGTGTACTTCTATTACTATTGCTGAAAACCTTAAAAATTATAAGAGAATTGTTGTTATGCTTCCAGCATCTATTAAAGACAATTATATTCAAAAAGGTTTAATGTTTTGTGGCGATAAACGATTCAAAGCATTACCATCATTGATTAATGACTATTATCAATTTGTTTCAACAAATGCATCTAATACATTAAAGCAGATTGAAGATCTTGGTAATTTAGATAATCATGTTATTGTTGTTGATGAGGTTCATAATTTAGTGTCTATTATGGTTAGTGGAATTAAAGGTAATTCAAAACAAGGTAGGAAAATATATGAATTACTATTGAATTCTAAGAATTGTAAAATTGTATTTTTAACTGGTACACCTATCATCAATGATCCGTTTGAAGCTGGTATTTTATTAAATGTTTTAAGAGGAGTAATTGAAACTCAAATATTTAAAATAGTTTCAATTGAAGATTCATTAGATCTTAAATATTACCAAATTGAAATGCAGTCACTGCCAGAAATTGATTTTGTTGAAGTGAGTGTTGGTAATATGAGTGTTCAGATTCGATTAACAGAAGATAAGATTAATATTAATTTTGATGCTGTTTTAAACAAAATTGAACGTCTTTCTGAACAATTAGGTATTAAAATAGAGTTTTTTACTGAAAAAAATTACACAGCATTTCCAGAAACCGAAGATGATTTTGAAAATTATTTCTTAGATGATACGGCAAAAGATGTTTTTAGATTAAAAAATAAAAATCTATTTATTAGACGATCTTTAGGTTTAATCTCCTATTTTGCAGCAACTGGTGATAATTATCCTTCAACTAAAATTGAATATGTAGATACAGTTATGAGTAGTTATCAATATCAATTATATGAAATAATGAGAGGCATTGAAAAAATTAAAGAAAGAATGTCTGTTAGTAAAGGAAAATCAAGTAAGCAAAAACCTACAACACTTATGAGAATCTATTCAAGATTATTCAGTAATTTTGTTTTCCCAGAAGAGATACCAAGGCCATTTAAGAAGGGTGATATGTTATCAATGATTAAAAAAAAGAATGCCAAGAATAATAATGATATTAACAGTGAAAATAATATTGAAGAAAATGTAGAAGCTATTTCAAAAACATACAAAGATCGACAAGACAAAGCACTTGCTGAATTAACAAAAGATAAAATGCAATACTTAACAAAAGAGAAGTTATCAATTTATTCTCCTAAAATGAAAAAAATATTAGAACATATTCAAAAATCGAAAGGAATTGTATTAGTTTATTCACAATTCAGAAAATTGGAGGGAATTGGTATTTTTAGTTTAGTATTAGAAGCGAATGGTTATAAAAAATATAGTAAAACTGGAACAAATAAAAATAGTTTTATGATTTATTCTGGTGAAGAAAAATATACAGATCGACAAGATATGTTGAAAGTATTAAATGATCCTAAAAATAAAAATGGTGATACTATTAAAATCATTCTAATTTCATCTGCTGGTTCAGAGGGACTTGATCTCAAAAATATCAGACAGATTCACATTATGGAGCCTTATTGGAATGAAGTACGAGTAAAACAAGTAATTGGAAGAGGTGTTAGAAATAATTCACACAAAGATTTACCACCAAAAGACAGAAATGTTACTGTTTTTAGATATTTTTCAGTTATTAGTGAAACAATTAAATCAAATATACCAAAAAAGAAAGAAAAAGATAGAATGTCAACTGATCAATACATTTATGAAGTAGCATTGAAAAAAAAAGGTATTACAGATGATATTGAAACCTTGTTCAAAGAAGTAGCAGTTGATTGTACATTAAATAAGGGTATTAATAAATTCAAAGGTACCTGTTTTAATTTTGGTGATGATGAAGAAGGATTCTCATATTTACCAGAAATAGCAAAAGATCAAGTGTATAGTTCTACTGTTACAACAACTCGATCAATTAATAGAAAATTACAAAAAGCTTTCTTAACCAAAAATAAGCAAGTTATTGTAACAGATAAGAAGACAAAAACAATTTATAGTATAGCAGATAACAAGAAGTCTGATCCAATTAAACCCTCACTAAAAGGAGTTAAGAAGGTAAGAGTAGATAAAATAACAAAGACAGTTTATGATGAAAAATCAGTCAAAACTGGTTCATTAATCAAATTAGGTAAATACAATAAGAATGGTTTTATACAATAAATTAAAAGTTTTTATAATTGTGATATTTAAAAATTAATTTTACATGGATTCAAAATTTGTTATTATTAAAATAAATAATATAAATTATTTAGTATATGAATAGAAATAGTAATTATTTTTTTTTGGTTTATTCGCATTCAGTTCTTTATCCAATTGATACAATTATAGAGTTCTTCGAGAAAATATTTAAAAATAAATCTAATGAAGATAACTATAATGAATCTGATTCAGTATCTGAAAAAAATAATACATAATTGTTTTATAAAAAATAAAGATAATGAAGATTATTCAAATATTATTTTATTTACACCTGAATATTTTGATTCAGAATTGACAGAATTGACAGAATTAGAATAGCAATAATTAGAAATGCAATAATTACTCTTTGTTTTGTAAAAATAAATCTTTTAATCATAAAAGTATTATTCATAAAATATCCTTGTTTTTGATAGTATTTAGTAACACCCATTCCAGAAATAACAGCAACTCCAACACAATTATTTGAATATGAAATATCTTCAGCCATTTTTAGAAGAGTTTTACCAACACCTGAATGTTGAACATTGTTGTTGTGAACACCAACTTTGGTAACATTTCCATAAACATGAAGTTCACGAACCTTACCCATACGGTGTAATACATCAAATACATCATTCTTACTTATTCGTAAACGAAGGAATCCAAAGATACATTTTTTATCTTTTGATTCAAGTGAAATAAAATATTCAATTCCGCCAGAGGCTTTATACTTACGAATAAGATATTCACCATCTTCAATTTTGTACATGTTATTATGTCTTCGTCCGCATTCACGATAACGAATTTCCATAATCTGTTGACCAGATTTGATAATCCGTTGATTTAGAATTTGTCGTAGATTAGTAACTTGATTACCACCCTGAATATGTGGACCGGGGATATCTCGAATAACACGATCTAATCTCATCCAAGGTTTTGCACCAAGCATTGAATAGGTCATCATTTTCAAAAATCCAACTGGATCAGATTGAGCATAAGGTTTATATTTACCTGAATCGTGCCATTTCTTGATAGTTGTCCAAGGAGTAACAGCAGTCGGATAAATCTTAAGACCGTCTGATTGTAGATATTCTGTATTATATACAGTTTCTAACATCTTTATATCAATCTTAGAGTTTGCATTTGGTAGATCAGGCATTAGATGAATATCTACCTTAAATCCAGCATTTTTAAGCTTTTGTAGAGCTTTAATAGATGCTTGAACGGTATGTCCTCGATTAATTTTTTTGAGAATCTTATTAGATATGTGTTGAACGCCCATCTGAATACGAGTAATACCCCATTTACGAAAACGACGAATCCAATCATCACCATCTTCTGCAATAAGAGTATCTGGTCGAGTTTCACATGAAAGTCCCACAATACGAATATCCGCAGTAGCATTTAAGATAATTTCTTCTTCAATTGTAAAAGCGGACCTCTTAGTTGTATGAAAGAATGTATTTGCTGCGTATACGATATTTCTAATAAATGTTTCAAGATACATCACTGGATACTCTGTAAAAGTACCACCTAGAATCTTGATTTCAAGTTTGAGACCAGTTTGTCCCCATTCGACATATGAAGAAATACGATCATTCATTTGTCGAATTGGATCAAAATCATTTCGATTAGCACGAAGAACACCAGGTTCATCATGTATATAGGAACGAGGTTGGCCAGGTTCATTGGGGCAATAGTAACAATCGTGTTTGCAACTAAAAGCCTGAGTTACGCCAGTTGTTGGATCCGTTGGATTAGATGAAGTGAATACCGCAAATGCTAATACACCAGATTCATCTTTTTTCCTTAACAGATAGATAACATTTCTATCAAAGTCTTTTTTGATAGAGATATAATGTTTGAATACTTTAATTAGTTTTTTTTTCGAAGTAGTAACACCTACAATCTTTCTATAAGCTTTTTTTGTAAACTCATTTTTCATACTGTGAAGATCAACATAGGGGCCCTTTTTACCTTTAATAATAAATCGTGATTTATTATTATTATACCATTTTAAAACATTATCAAAACGTTTAAAAGGTAAGGAAGGGAGTAAGTCTTCAATTTCAGTAGACATATTTTATACATTATATCTATTTTAAATCTCTTAAATTTTCACTTTTAATATCTAAGCTTAATATATAAAATGGTAGAAAAAGTTAAAGCTGTTGGTACTAAATTAGAAGTATGGAAAGGTAAGGCAAAACACACCTCTGGCGGTCTCACTAAAGACAAACTAATGAAGAACAAAAGAGGTAAGGTTATCTCTAAAAAGAAGCATGCTGCTGGCATTAAAGCAATGGCCAGACTCAAGAAATTAGGATACACAACCAAAAAAGGTCAATTCGGTGTATTCAGACACGGTAAGAAAGTTACCAAGAAATCCAAGAAATAAATTAATTAAGATAAGAATGCGTTAAAATATCATCATAATCATATCTTTCTCTATAATCTAATTTTAACATATTTTTAATTAGATTATTTGATTCAATGTTTTCTATAACATATTCATCTATTATATCATCAAGTGTTTCTTGGTTCTCTATATGACTTAACTCAAAGTTTCTATTTTTTTGAAATATATTTGTACCAGTTTCAAGTATTAACATAATAATTCCAATAGACCATATATCACTATTGTATACAATATATTCATTCCAATAATATTCTGGCGGGGTATAGAATTTTGTACCAATTACACTAGATATTCTAATAGTATCTTGTCTATCAAAATTATAGGTTTGTGATGAGCCGAAATCTATTATTCTCAGATCATTTCTATTTGTATTTGTAAATATAAAATTTTCTGGTTTAACATCCAAATGTATAATCGATTCTTCACGCATTTTAATTAATAAGTTTGTCATAGATTTCAATAGGAATTTATTATTCGTTGTAAAATCTTTTTTTTGTGTTATTGATTCTGAATTATCCTCCTCAAAATAAGGCTTGTAATCTCTCATTAAAATATACTCAAGTAGGTCGCCACCTTTCAGATATTCCATTTCGAAATATATGAAATAGTCATCTTCTATGGTAGATAATAATTTGGGTGTTATATTTTTATAATTAAGTGTTTCTAAACTATATTTTTCCATTTTATAATTGATTTGTTTACAGACCTCTTTTATTATTGTATTTTTAGGAGTTAGGTATAGCTGTGATAAATTAGTTTTACATAATAATTTTGCATTACTTACAATATTCATAATATATAATATTACTGAAGATAGTTTAAATAAGTTCTAGTTATTTAATTAAATTATAGTAAAATTGATTTGAATAACAATTTAAACTAATATAATTATTAAAATGGATGAAATTATATTACACCAATCTAAGAAACTAAAAATATCTAAAACTCTTTATGAGGATTTATTTACGCTAGTAATTGATTATTTAGATACAAAAAGTCATATTAAATCTCAGACATTATCTAAACGGTATTTAAAATATATTTATAAATCTTCATATATTCCAAAAGAAATTGTATTATATTCAACAAAAAGAAATTTAGGATACTTATTTGATATTATGCACCGATATAAGAACATTCAAAGAATAACATCTAAATCATTAAATAATATGGCAGTTGTTTCAATAACTGGAAATTTATATTATAAATAATATATGTTAATATATTTGTTATCTTTCATTGTAGCATTTATAATAGGACTTTTTTTATTTAAGACATACGATATTCATGGACCCAATTCAAATAGAATTAAAGAAAAAGTCTATAAAATAAATAATAAATATTATCAATTTACAACAGAAATATGTATATGTCCATTAAATGATTCTATAAAATGCGTTAAAAAAAAATAAAATTAAAATCACAAGATTAATATAATATGTCAGAAATGGGTACATCAATTGACACACTTAGACAATCTGAGGAAGACGAAGATAAACTTATTAGAAATATTAAAGAAGATTATACTGAACAAATTGTACAACCTCAGCCAATTTTGAATAATGATCCAATTATATCTGAGATTCAGCATCAGCGTAGAGAAGAGATTGAAGAAATATTGCCGCCACAAGAATCACTCCTTTCAAAAATATATTATACAGTTAAAGATACTGTAATTTTTTTAATAATTTTTATTACATTTAACTATGAACCAATAGCCTTGGTTGTTGATAGTTGGATGGAAAGAATAAATGTACCATATATCGGTCTAGTTATTAGAGCAATTATTGCATCAATTGTGTTCTTTTTTATCAAAAAATTTATATAATATAACTAATATATTATGACAAATACTTATATTTTAATATTATCATTATTATTACTTTCAACAATTAAAAATATTAGAAATAATCCTCTATTAAAAAATATTTTAGGATTTATTTTAATTATTGTATTATTAATGAAACTTAAATTAAAGAAAAAATCTATTCATCTATTATTAATTAGTTTGGGTATTTTAGTAGGTTTAAATATACTTGAAAAAATATTTAATAGAAATCAATTTGAATTATTTGAAGATAAAGATGATGAACCAGAAGAAACTGATAATGAAGATAAAAAAGATAAAAAAGATAAAATTACTATTGAAAAGATGATAGATGATTTAGATAAAATTAAAACAGACGATATTAGTGACGATGATGATGATGATAAAACAGAAACTAAGAATCTTGCAGAACTTAAACCATACCAAGCACAGCGAGAAACATATCAGTTAATTGAAACAGTTAAGAACTTAAAAGAAACAATGAATACATTAGGGCCTACATTAAAAGAAGCTAAATCTATATTAAGTACTTACAAGCAATTCTCATAAAAAATTATAACAATAATATATATAATGAAAATATTATTATCTATATTAATAATTTTAATAGTAATATTACTATTAACAAATAACAACAATAAAATTGAACAACCAACTATTATAATTAACCAACAAGAGGAACAACCAATTGCTGACCCACAGGAAACTAATTCACTTGATAGAATATTTAATCCAGTAAGGTTCCCTTACAAAACTGTACCATACTTTAATGAAGGAATCTATCCTAATATGATGTTACCATCTAATGTAATTGGTTGTGGTGGAAGAGGTATTCCATGTCTAGGAGGTACACAAATACCAATACGTAATTCTTTACCATCACTCAATATTTCAGAATCATCTATTGTTCCAGTTAATATTAGAACGAGAGGTCCCAGAGGAGTTCCCCAACAAGTAGGTTCAATTTCAAGAATACTTAGTAATCATAATGAAATATATCCATTATTTGGTAGAAAAAAGTTTCCCAATGATACTAAATGGGATTATTATACCATATTAGACAATGGAGTAAAAATTCCAGTTATTAGAAAACAAAATAATTTTGAAGTTGGTGAAAATGACAATATTACACTAAAAGGAAAAATGGGTGTATATTCAGTTTCATTATATGATGATGATTTTCCACAATATATTCCTTATTAATTATATATGGTGGATAATAATTCAAATTATCAATGTATAAAAATTACAATTATACCACCGAGCATAATTGCAATTGGTTATGTAGTAATATATAATGATTTAATTACAAACTTCTATATTATTACACCAATTGGATTTTTTATAGGAATGTTATTAATATATTTATGTCCACAAATTGCGTTATCTTTATTCAAACGGCCAGTGTATTATGAAGATCTAGTTGATAAAAATGGGGGAAAAGAAATACAAATATATCAAACATTTTTTTTTATTTTTAATAGTATTTGTACCTCATTATTAATGGCATTATTTATGGATTATATTATTTTTAAATATAATTATACATCTCTAAATTATTTTGAATTAATTGGTGTAATAGGTGGTATATTTGGTTTATTTAAAAAATGGCAATTAATTTGTGGTTCATTTTTAATGAAATTAATGATACTATGTAAACGACATAAACTAATGGATGAAAATATATATAATTTAGAACTGAAAACATTAGATATGGTTTAATTTTCTAATTTATATTTTATATGGATTTCAATATAAAATATAACAGAGTCCCTCTCAAAGCAAATGATATAATACTTGGTGATCGACTTGGTGAAGGGTCTTCTGGTATAATATATGAAATATCTGAGGATGCTGTTATTAAAATATTAAAAGAAGGACATCAGTTTGAGTATGATTTCTATCATTTATATATGAGAGATTTAAATGAATCATATATATCAAATATGATTGGTTTACCATTAGGGTATGGTAATATTAATAATACTCAACCATTTATAATATTAAATAAATATAGTAAATTTAATATTAAATATGTAAAAGGAACAACACTGGAATTAAAATTAATACGATTAATTTATCAATTGTTGGTTGTAGAAGATTATTTAGAAACAGAATTAGAATTTGTCAATCTTGATTTTAAATTAAATAATATAATGTTAGACATTAATAATAATATTAAAGTTATTGATTTTGGATTAATTAAAAAATTTAATAAAGATGATATTTTTTATTCTTATAAAAATTATTATATTTGGCCATTGGAACAGTCACCAATTAGATCTGTACCACTTTATAGTATTTTTATTTTAATATCTAGTTTATTTTTAGAATTTGAGATTATTAATAATAATACAACTTTATTTATTTTAAATAGATTAAAAGAAAACTTTAGTAAACAATTTCAATATATTATGAAAATATTATCTGATCTACAATATGATTCTAAATATATTATATATAAAATAAATACATTATACGCTTTCTTTTGAAATCATCTCATACACCTCATCAGGTACAGCATTACAATCACTTATTATCATATTATATAATTCATTCTTTGATGTTTCTTCAATAAAATTATTAATATTAGTTATCAATGTATTATCACAAATAATAGTATCAGATATTTTAGATAATTCATTTAAAAGATTTACAAAATATATATTTATTTTAGGAATGTCTAATTTCAAATCATCGTATTCTTGAATAATTGTATATAGTGATTCTTTTATACCATCTATATTTAATAATTCTTTATTATAAGAGTCCTTGATAATATCAATATATATTTGATATTTTTGATAATTATAAAACATTTCCGATAGAATAATTTCATATGAATTATTTAATCTTTCTAACAATCCCTCCAATGAAATATTCTTTTTAATATATATATTAATATAATCATCATACTCTAACTCTTCTTCTTTATCAGTATTAGTTGATAAATTACATATCTGATCTGCAAAGAATTTGATTCTCTTCTCAAGTTCCATCTGATTTATTTTTTTTTTAAATAACATAATGTAATAATTAATATTATCATAATTATTTAGAATAGGTAGTGAGTTATATAAATATATGATATCATGAGTTACTATATTTTCACTAAAAATAAAATTAAAAATTTGATTTAAATAAGTAGAATTAATTTTGTCACAATTATGTAACTTGAACATAAATTGAAGAATTGATTGTATTTTAATTTTTTCTTTATAGATAGCGTCGCCTACTATCTTACCCTCTTGAATTTCTTTATAAATTATATTCTTCTTTTTGAATTCAGAAATAAAATAATTTATAAATTTACTTTTATATGATAACTTATCATTTACATCTTTTGTTAAGTCTTCTTTAGTATTAAATGGTCCATATACAGTTGTTTCACTATTTATATTCCAATAATATTTATCTGTTTTATTATTAATTGAAATATAATTATTATATATATCAGTAGAGTCCCATAAGATATCACATAAATGAATATAAATATAATGGAACTCCTTATCAAATGTACATTTTTCCATAATTTCTTTATTTAATATATCAAATACAGAGAGATTATCTAATGATTTAATCTCAATTAGTAATTTATTACATAATTTTTTATAATTATGTTCAGTTAATTTATTTAAAATAGTTTTAATTTTATTACTAATTTCCATTTTGATTTTTGGAGTCCATACATTGTCACCTCGTTTAAGTTTAACATATTTAGAGGATCTTTGGAACTTCTGATATTTAGGAAATTTGCTATATCGTTTGGTTAGACTAAATCGAGGTTTTTCTTTGTCAAGTTTAATTATTGAATTATAATCTTTTATAAATAATTCTAAATCAGATAATTTATCTTTATATATATCTAAATAGCTTAGTAAGATTGGATAAGGTAATACATTCATATAATATAATTATATAGTTTTTATTATTTAAATATGAATTAATACTTAGATATATTAATGAAATCTATTCGTTTTGCAAAAAAAAATGCAATTTTAATTAAAGATATGAATATTAAAAATACTATTCATTCTAGGATCAAGAATATAACAAATATTTATAGTAATTTCAAAAATTATAAATATTTAAATGATGATAATAAAAACATAGTTATTGATAATATTACAGATTATAATTTCACTCCTGTTTCATTCGGTAAAAAGTTTATGTTATTTTTAACAATAATAGAAGATAAAAAATATACAATAATGATTAATAAAAAAAAAAAAGATTTAATTGCTATTGACCTAGAATTAAATGATGACCTATATAATAATACTTTATTAGACGGTGAATTATTTAAACATGAACATAAATGGATTTATCAAGTAAATGATATATTTATCTATAATAATGTAAATTATCGATTTAAATCATTAGAGATAAGATTAGATGTATTAAATCAGATATTTAAAAATAATTATGATTTTGATACATTTAAAATTATTTTAGTAGAACCCTATACATTTAATTATTTTATGGACTTTATTAAGAATAAGAATACTATTTTAAATTTCAAAACATCAGGTATTTTATTTAAAAATATAAATAACAATGATAATTATTTATATATTTTTCAAGAAAATCGAACAAAAATTAAAAAATATATTTTTGATGTTGAAAAAACAGATTTACCGGATGTTTATAAATTATTTTGTATGAAAAATAATAAAATAGTAGAACATTCTATTGCGGCAATTCCAAATTTAGAAACTAGTAAAAAACTAAAAGATTTATTTTCAAAATCAGATAAAATTAAGAGATTTGAATGTAAATATTACAAAAGCTTTAATAAATATGCTCCTGTGAGTTTGACAACAGATAATTTAACAGAACTAAAATAATAATATAAATTATATATATATATGGTTAAATATACTACTGCTGAATTTAACAAAGATCTTAAAATATTAGACGGTTTAATTACTAGACATAATAAAATTATGAATGGAGGTGGTTACAGCGATGCCAAACCTTTATCTGATGCTGGTGAAGCAAAAGTATTAGAACATGTTGGGTATCCAGACCAATGCTCTCCGACTGTAAATCAAGTCGTTCAGAATGGTGGTGCTGCGGTTGCGATATTACCACTTATTTCATCTATTTGTAAGATATTAGCACCAGTTGGTAAAACCCAACTAATTACAACAATTGTTTTATTAGCTCTAAATGAGCTAGGTAAAAAACAGAAAGGAGGTGGTATGATGGATTCCTTAGGAAGAGCATTAGCTCCATTAGGTAAAAACCAATTACTTGTATTAGTAAGTTTACTTTTAATTAACTACTTCATGAAACTTCACAAGAAGAGATCCAAGAAAATGCGAGGTGGTAGTATAGTACAGCTTTCTAAATTATTAGGAAAAGCGTCCTCTTCCAACGCTACAATCTCATCATTTTTATCAGCCTTGAATAGTGGGTTGTCGGGTGTTAAGACTGGTGGTGGTGCAATAACCGGTGTATTGTCACAAGTTCATAGACTTGCAATGCCAGTGGGTGCATCATCTTTCTCTGTTGCTGCTATTTTAGTTTTATTAAATAATTTATTTAAAAGAAAACTTGGTAAACAGCGTGGTGGTGGCAGTTTAGCTGCTATTGTTAGTGAATTATCTGCTATATTAACCCCACAGGGTTTATCAGCATTCTTAGCAAGTGTTGGATTAGTTGTTGTGGCAACAAATAAGAAAACAGTTAAGAAAGCAGTTAAGAAAGCAGAGAAAACGGTTAAACGTGTTTCTAAATCAGCAAAAAAAACGGTTAAAAAAACAGCAAAAAAAGTTAAAAAAACTGTTAAGAAATTATAAATACATTTTAAATATTCATTAATATAATAATTTATATCAATGGAAGAAACTTGTAGAACAGCATATCAAATATATTTAGATCATAATGAATTAATTGAATCTAAAAATATAACAAAACGAAAAGAAACAATTCTTTATTTCATTAATTCTTTTTATTTACGAGGTGAAATATTAAATTATATGGATTCAACATATCTTTTAATTACTTTAAAATACTTATGTAAAAATATTTCTTTTCCAGAAGAATATTTATATGAAATAATTATTTCATTATCTAGATTACAATTTTTTGGTATAAATCAAGATAAATTAGATAATGCAATGAAAGAATTATGTAATTAAATAATTATATGAGTAAAAAAATAAATAATAAAATTAAAACTATTAAAAATAAAATAATTGTTAATAGAAATAACAAAGATATAAAAGATTTTTTTCCCAATAATACTATTAAATTAAATAAATTACAATTATCAAATGTTGGACGTTATTCTGTATCACACCCAAAGGACGCTCTAACTACTGCAAATATTATTGCTTCTTATTTTAAAACTAAAAATATTACTATAACTGATGCAACCGCAAATAATGGTGGTAATACAATAGCTTTTGCAAAAACATTTAAAAAGGTACATTCAATTGAAATAGATAAAACTGAATATGATATATTAATTAATAATTTAAAAGTATATGGTATCACAAATGTTGATACAATTAATGAAGACTACACTAAAATAATGTTGACATTAAAACAAGATGTTATTTTTATGGATCCGCCGTGGGGAGGCCCAAGTTATAAAAAGAAAAAATTACTTAAATTGAAATTAGGAGATCATTTTATTGAATCACTTATTAATCAATTAAAAGATAAATCAAAACTTATTGTATTAAAGGTTCCATTCAATTATGATTTTAGTTATTTGTTTAAATATTCAAAATATACAAATAAGTTCCATATTTACAAATTTAAAAAATATGTGGTAATTATTTTATTAAATAGAGATCTTAATAATTCTGGTTTAACACAATATACAAATTTAAATAAGAAGCAAAACAAATCCACAGTAAATAAGGAATCATAATATAAGTAGCTACTTTATTGACTTTGTAAAACATGATCATTGATACAATTGTAAAAATAATCATTAAATATACATCTATTAAAGCCCATACTGGTTTATTATATACAAAAAAAAGTGTTGTCCAAATAAGATTAAATACCATCTGAATTGCAAAAAACACTAATGGATAACAAAATGGAAAACATCTCTTATTCAACCATATAATTATAAAAGCAATAGTTAAAATAGTGTATAAAATAGGCCATACAATCTTAAAAACATATGATGGTGGTGTTAAACTTGATTTCTTTAATGAATTATACCAATTCATATATATTTATAATAAGATAATTAATAATCATCTGAATCAATTGTAATACGAGCATCATATTCTTTTCGAACACAGTCTCCTTTACAGGTTGGTCCACAAAATTTAGATAGTGTGTTACGAAATCGCATACCACCACCACAACCATCAATGTCGGGAACACGAGGATCCTGGACTGGCTGATAATAGTCATATTCTTTTTCTACTCCAAGCTTCTTAGCACAATCTCGTGAACAATATTCAACTGTTACAAGAGTATTATCTTCGTCGTCGCTACATAGCCAATGACAATGTCTCTGATTCTTACAGACAACACCACCAGTAAAAACTTCACCACGTGATCCAATAGATTTCATTTCTAGATAATACATAGAAGACCAACAGACAGTGCAACATAAAACACCATCCTCAGTTGAGGGGGAAGAATAATTTGAGAAATCTCCGTCAGCAATCATTGTTGAGTTTATAAGTCAAAATGATTAATTATATTTTAATTAATCGTTTTTAAATCTCTGACATAATATCAGCCTGTTTAAGCAGGTTTTCAAAATCAATATCTTCTTTGAAATCCGGAGACGGTATTTTTGCAAATGGGTCACTTAATGAGCTTTGTCTAGCAGTACTCATATCATGATGTTTACTATATGTTAGTGTGTTTTTTCCAAACTGTTGGTCTAAAAGAGCAATTGCAACAATCTCCTCAGCTTCTTTTACAGCTAATTGGGCAGCTTGAACTGCTTTATTGGCATGATAAATTAATTTATTAGCAGCTCGAAATAGTTTAATTCTTTTTTGATATGTAAAAATAGTTCCACCTGGATAACCACCGGTATGATTCTCAATAGTTAATTTTAACATTTGATACTCTTTATATATATCGATAATTTCTTCTAATCTTTTATTTATTAATAATTTTTTTTTAAAATAATAATAATCATCTGAATAATCGATATCATCCTCATCGCTATTAACTTGGTCTAGAACAATACACCTCTCAATTATATGTGGTAATATATCCTGATAACAAATTCTAGTGAAATTAAAATTAACAGAATTGATTAATTCAGAATTTAATTTTATTTTTTCTGATTCATATATATTATCAAGTGTATCAAATAATATATAACATCTATTACATACTTCTGTTAAAGGTTTAGATCTTCTTTTTGAACCTTGTAAAGGTACAAGTGAACTCATTTATTTTATAATAAGCATTAAAATATGAATATTCATTTATATTTCAATTTTAATCAATTTTAACTTTTTCAATTTTATCAATAATAATATTGTATATTCTTGGTAAAGTGTGGGTGTTTTTACCATCTTTGGCACACTTTCGCTGCTAACTAGATTGAATGATTGTAGCTGAAAGGTGGGTCATAGTAGATGATAATAATATCTACTACATACCTTAAATTATATCATTTTTATTCTTCCGGGAAACAATACTGTTTGAAACTGGGCGTATTACAGAGGTTTTGAAGCATTGCCATTGTCTTAGAGACCTCTGGTAAAACAATGCTTAGATCACTAAGCGTTTCTTTACCATCTATCATCAATTTCGAGACATCTGAGTAGATAATAGTACATGATATTGATAATGCAAAAATCATTAAACAGGCAAATACTGATGAAAATGCTGTTACACCACTTAGCGTTTTAGGATTACATACCCAATCAAGTCCTTTTTCAATTTTAGACTTTCTAATGGTTGGTATTCTGGGCAATCCAGCAGTTAATGGTTGAGTTCGGTCATTTGGTTGTACACTATTACCACCTAATACACTAAAATTATTTAAATTAAATGCCATATATATATATTATTTATGTTTACTTACCTATAAATAATATTTTAAAAATGAAAATTATTTAATAATATTATATTATTAAATATTATATGATTTAAAATGAATCCTCTTACAAAAAAAGAGATTTATAGACTGATATTTGAAGGTAACATGGTAGAATTCCTGATTAAAAATGGCATTAAGGTACAGACATACCCTTCTAATAAACAGATTAAAACTTATTATGTCCGATACGATAATGATATCGGATATGCTGGATTAATCCGTGATAAAGAGGACTTTAATGTTATTAAGAATCTACCTTTACCATTGTATACAATTAATACTCGGTAATATTAAATATATTTATAATATATAAATGACAACTTATATATGTAATCTTAAAAACTCAGTAGCAGATACAAGAGATTATATTTATATTGGTAATGTAAATAAAATTCCGGAGATTCTAGATTATAGAAATGAATTACAACCAATACGCAATCAAGGATCCCAAGGAACCTGTTTTGCTCAAACTGCTGCATGCGTAAAAGAATGGCAAGAATATAAAAATAATAAATTTATTCAATATTTTTCACCACAATTTTTTTATAATAATCGATTTAATAATTACGACAATGATACTAATAATGATGAAGGAATGTATAGCCGAGATGTTATGAAATTACTTAAAAATATTGGTATATGTAGTGAAGAAATATATCCATATGGAAAGATTGAAGATAAATCTAAGATATCATCTGAAATATATCAAGAGGCAAAATTGAATGTTATAAAATCATATGCTCGTATTAATTCATTGATTGATTTAAAAAAAAGTTTATATGAGAATGGTCCATGTTTAATTGCATTCCCAGTTTATAATTATAGTAGCCAATTCTGGATAAATAATAATAATACAATGAAAGGTGGTCATGCAACTACTGTTGTTGGATACAATAAAGAAGGATTTATTATTAGAAATAGTTGGGGTAAAAACTGGGGAGACAACGGATATTCTATATATAAATATACAGATTGGAACTCTCATTGGGAAATATGGACAGTAATTGATGAAGATATTAAATATAAAAAAGAACCAGAACCAGAACCAGAACCAGAATCAGAATCAGAATCAGAATCAGAATCAGAATCTATATGTAGTAGAATATTAAATATGTTTATTAAAAGATAGATTCATTTTCTGATTCACTATTCTCATCATCAGATGATGAGGCTGGGTCACTCAGATTAATACAATTTTTGAGTTCTAGATCTACTTCAAATGTTGACACTTTGTAATCTTTTTTTTTATAATAATTTAATCTTTTAAAACGCTGATTTTTAAAGGTTGAAAAATCATCAACAATATCAACAATTAAATGTTTTCCTTGTTTTTTACGTAAAATACGACCAACTGCTTGAACAATATTCGATTTTGGTGTTGCTAGAATTAAAGTATTTAATGATTTGATATCAAGTGCCTCACGAGCAATATGAAAAGTAGCTAAAATAACTTGTTTTTCCATTGACAATTCTCGTTCCCATGATTTCATACCACCAATGAAAAATCCATAATCACACGTATCTTTAATTCTTAATTCAAGTTCTTTTAAGAGTGATATTCGTTCGCTTAGTAATAAAATTTGTCTACTTTTATCTTTTGTAATCTCTTTGATTTTATCAGCAATAAAATCAATTCGTTCCGAATATTCCGCAACATTATTAATCATTCTAGCAATTAATGGTTTCTTTTTCCAATTTAAATCAATTCTTTTATAATCTTTATCTGTTGATTTAATAATATATTGTTCTACTTGAACATCAAATTTGTCACTAACGACTGATTTATAAAAAATATCACCAATATACCATTTAATGACTTTTGTTAATCCGTCTGTTCGTGTTGGAGTTGCTGATAGTCCTAACATGTATTTTGAATTAATTTTTTGAAGTGCTTTTGAATATTCTTTTGTTGCAATATTATGACACTCATCTACAATTACTAAACCAAAACTATCAAATGTATCTTTTTCATATTTTCTTGTAGCTAAACTTTTTAACATAGCAAGTGAAATATCATAATCTTCCACTTGAACTTTATCTCTTTGAATCTTTCCAACTTTTAAATGTGGTAAGAATTGTTTAATTCTTTCAATCCATTGATCCATTAAAAACTCTTGATTTACAACAACTAATGTTTTTTTCTTTAGTTGAGCAATAATATAAAGTGATAATACTGTTTTACCCGCACCACAATGTAATGATAATAATCCACCACCAGTTGTTTTTAAAACCTCTAATGTTTTATTAAGTGGTTCCAACTGATTGTCTCGTAATTCTCCATCAAAATCAACATCAATATCATCTCCATCTGGAACTCGATTTTCGGCTTCTCCAAACTTTTTAATACCATAAAATTTAGGTAAAATCATTTGTTTTTCACCTTTACGATACACTTTAAACGGTTTGGCTTTTCCACCAAAGTCCTCATTTATATTAGGTTTAACTGTTAATTCTTTTATAACTGAATCAATTGTTTCCTCAGAATATTCACTAATTGTAATAAAATATCCACGTTTAGTAATATAGTTCGGCATTATATAATAATAGTAATTAAGGTATAAGTGATGTTTCCATTGGAATATTCTTCTTTTTATTACAACACGAATTACCACAAATGTAACAACCTAATTTACCACATTCAACTAATACTCTACAACACACAAACATAGTTAAAAATACACAGCAAAATAAAATATAATGTAAGATATCTATCATTATATTTATGTATAGACTAATGTGTAAATATTAAAGGTTTATTATTATTGGCTAATTGGTTTGATCTAAATGAGTTCTATTTACTAATATGTACTTTATTAATAATTTAACTAATTTTATTGTTACTCTTGCAATAGAAAACATACCTACTATTAATAATACATAAGAAATAATACGAGTAATGTGAGAAATAGAAGATTCTTTATCATCTGTCTTCTTTTCATCTGTTTTATTGTTTGTAATACTTTTCAATAATGTAGGTGTTTCTTTTTTATTGTCATTAGAATAATTCTTTTCACAATATTCTTTTATTTCATCCTTTGTTTTAGGACCAGCTCCAAAACATATCTGTTTTCGTTCATTTTCAGGAACGGTGTAATAGAAAAACTTGGTGGTTTTATCAAACTTTGTTACTTTTTCAGTGCCTCTAAGTTTATAGTTCTTATTTGATATTTGAAGGGCAGATGTAAAGATTTGATTGATATAGACTGGTTCAGAAACAATAACATTTAATGTTTTATCTTTGTTGGATAAATAATAGATATAATCTTTACCAATAGCTTCATAATTTAATAAATCTTGTGGATTAAATCCATCACATGTTACTTTTTTTTCTTGTTTGGGTGTATTATAATTTATGATAGCTTGTTGTAAACATCTATATATTTCTGTTGTAACTGGATCATTTGTACTGGTTGAATGTTGAAATAAAACTACATAAATATTCAAATACATATCTTTCTCTTTATTATAATGTATACATACTACTTCACCCTGTGCTGGATTATCTAAATCAAATGTATGAAGACTTGGAGATGTTATAATAATATCTTGTAATGTAAAATTTACTGAATCATTTGTGGTAGGTAATCCATTAAAACTAACAGTACTTTCTTTTTTATCATCTAATAGAATTTTAATATAGTCATCATCGCCTTTTGTAATTTTTAATGTATCAATATCTTTATAATTAAATGTTAATTTGCAACTATGACATTGATTAAATTTATAATAATCTACATTATTCTTATCATTTTCTGGCGATATATACATTATTTTCCTAAAATCTAAATTATTAGACATATATATATTATATTACTTTTTATTTCTTTTATAAAACTCATCAAAATAGTTATTTTGTCCGAATTAACCAACCCCTAATAAGTGGTTGTATCTTTTTTGCAATCGATCTATATTTTGAACGATCTGCAAAAGACAAACAACTTTTTCGAGGTTGTTGAGTAGCCCATTGAGCTTTTAATTTAAATGGAATATTAACAATAGTGTCCATTAGATCTTTTTCAAACACATCAAAATTAGATGGTGAAATCCTCCGTGTTAATTCTTTATTAGTAATTGATTTGTTCAATTCAATTAGCATTAGATTAATTTTACCAATTTTATATGCTTTCATACCTTCATATGCTGCCACCTGAAGTGTTTCTCCCCGACCATTTACAGTAGTTGGACTACTGTAATCAATAATCCCTTTCAGAGCTTGAACAAATGATAGTAGTGAATTAATAGAAAGATAATAAGCAGCCGTAAATGCTGCTGAAAACTTCCCAACTCCAATTTTAAATTGAAGAATCTCTGGATAATCTGAACCAGAAAGACTTGCAATTGTAGATATAAAAATATCACGTGTTTTAGTTAATACCTGTTTATTATAGGGGATATTTGTATTGAACGCAAGTACATATTTAATAGCATATGCCAAAACTTCAACCTTCTTAGTTGGGTTTCTTGAAATAATATCTAACAAACGTCTTACAAGATTGTCTTTGTGTAGCTTTTTAGAAAGAAGCATAGTAGTATCCATAGTATCATGAATCGTATATCGATCACATAATTTATTACAGATCTGATGTTTTATATTAACAGGTTCTATAGTCTTAGACCTTTCAACATTTCGTTGCCATGATTTGGCAGGAAGCTGACTATTACGACTGTTTTTTTGGTTACGAGTGTTTTTTTGTTTACGGACTTGTAGCCATTTTTTCATATCACTTCGTGATTCCTCACACATAATGTTTATATAATAAATACAGTTACTATTACCAAATAAATTCAATTTTAATTAGTGGATATGGTTGTGTGTAATTTAAATATAATTTATATACTTAAAATATATATGAAAATCATACAATTGATTATTTTACTTATAGTAGTTATAGCAGTTGGATATATTATAGGATTAAATATTGTAAATGTTGTTGATAAACGATTAGCAAACATATCTATTAATATCCCTAAACAAGATTTAGTACTAAATGTAAATAACGAACATAGGGAACCAATTATTGAATCTTTCTCTGATCACACCTACTTAAATGAATTACATGAAGCTGATTTAAAACCTATTGAAATGGGAAGAACAGATCCAACCTGTTACTACAATCACACACATAAGGAGACACATAATTGTAATTATGGTGCTACTAATTTTGGAGATCCTCAAATAATGTCAGATGTTGATAGAAATGTATTCAAATATAATTTTGATTATAATAAGTGTACCTTACAAGACTATGTTAATTGGTTATACCTATTTGTTAAAACCCCACATGAGCTACCATATAATCATGTAGTAAATCTTAAAAAATTACTAAATAATAAGAAAATTACAAGAATTCCTAAAATAAACTACCAATTAAATGCAGGAAACTATTTTAATAAAATACATAATCTAGGAGTAGATGGCTATAAGTCTAAAATATCATTAAATGGATTTAATATTAATAAATACAGTGGTAATAATTTTTATAAAGTATAAATATAGTTTATTTATGATTAACTGTATTAGCCTGACATTTAGTGGTTTCAGCAACATACTTATAGCATTTATTACCGTGTTTATAGATAGATTCCTTCATACGTTTAAGATTGGGGGCACTATATACAATACATTTTCTATCCTTACATGCTTGTCTAAATACACAGGCTAGTCCAAACCCCCAGATAATAGACATTAATATAATGCCAGTTTTACTTTCTAATAATTTCAATAAATTAAACATATATACTAATATATGGTTAAAAAAAAAATGAAGATAAAATATATTTAAACTGTTATTTATATAAATAATTAATAATGCCTTCATACTACTCATCAATTTCAAAGACAATGACTGCTACTACAAAGTACTGCGGGGAACCAAAAGTCGTTTAAGAGCAAAGTTTTACCAAGTGGTTGTACAAAACATGCTGAGGTAGTGCTTTTAGAGAATATTCTAGGGAAGATAAAATCTGGTATAATTCATATTACAGTTTCAAGAATACTAGCTAATGGTGATTATGGTATATCGATACCATGTACTACATGTATTAAGACGTGGATTCCATGTCTTCTTCGAAAGTATCCAAGAGTTAGAATCAAGTTTACCTTCTATGATGGCGATAATTGGATAACAATGATTCTAACTGATCTTATAGATTCAGGGTTGACCAAGATATCTAGCGGACCACATCGAAAGGTTGTATCAGTTTAAAATAATGTAAATTTTTTATTTAATTTAGCATTATCAACCTCTTGTAAGTAATTATCTACAATCTTACTTTTATCTGCTGGACATGATACCTCATTTGCCTTATATTTATAACAAACATCATTAACATCCTTATAAACTACTTTACCAGCATTCTCTGGTGTAGGATATTTTATAATAACCTCTGGTTGTGGTGTAAATAAATAAGCAAATAATAATCCAACTGTTAATGAAATTACAAAATAATATATATTTAATTTAAGCATATATATATTACTTTAAATATAAATTCACAAAATAAACAGATAATATTATTAACTATTCTTTTTACCGGTTTTTTTAGTTAATGATTCTTTTACCGTTCCTTTTTTATTTACATAAAAGTCTAATGAATTGTTTATTTCTTTTTTCATTTTATGATTCTGTTCTAATAAAGTTGATAATTTATTTTGTGTTTGTAAATATTGATATGAATAATCTAACCATTTTGAATATTTATTTGTTCCACTTGCTTTTTTCTCTTTAATAAATAATTTTTGATATTTTTCTTTATTTGATTCATCTTTATCGTAATTTTCTTTTCTTAATTTAAATAAGTTATCTAATGTATCCTGTACTTTTTTAACCTCCTCTTTTAATTCTTTCATTTTAATAAATTCTTTTTTAATAACTTTTACATATTCATCATACGTTGAATAATCACCATTGTCATATAAAATATCTAATTTATCAAAAATATTTGTAAAATCATCTTTATTAATTACTAAACTCCAACCGTCACAACTTAATTCATAAGTATTATCAGTTTTGTATATTTTTTTTGGTATATTTTTTTTACCTGGACATTTAGTTGTTTTATCCCAATACATTTTTAACGCATCTGAGTAATTCATATAATATATTATATATTATATAAATCTTATATTAATTTAATTCATTTCTTGGATTTCTTGGATTTCTTTTTAGCGACTGATTTCTTTTTTTTGGCTGTCTTTCCTTTCTTGACGGCTACTTTAATTTTCTTTTCAACTTTCTTAAGTGCCTCTTTTAATTTCTTTAATTCTTTTTTAGCAGCAGTCTCTTTCTTAACGGCTGCTTTTAAAGCTTTCGTTGGTACCTTCTTCTTGGTTGTTGTCTTCTTCTTCTTGGTTGTTGTCTTTTTCTTCTTGGTTGTTGTCTTCTTCTTCTTGGTGGTCTTCTTCTTTTTGGCTACTTTTCGCTTTTTCTTACCGAAAAGGCTAGTTAATAATCCACCACCCTCTGTTACAGTTGCATGTGTAAGTGATGTTGGGTCAAATCCATCTACCATTATTTGTATAATAATAGATTAGATTTTATTCCTTATAAAACTCTAGTGCTCTAGCAGAAGGGTCAGCATTATCACCACAAAATGGATGTCTCCAATAATATGGAACCAATTCAACGGTTGGATGAAAATTATGATATAAATATCTATACATCATTGATTCCTTGTCATATGGAATTACACTATTTTCTGATTCATTAAAAGATTTAAGTAATTTTTCATAATTCTCATCTGTTAATTGTGTGTCTGCATACTCTTTAATAATTTCATACCAACTTCGTGTCTGTGAACTAACTCCATCACTGAATGCTTCTTTTCTTCGGTATAGAAGATCTTCTGGTAAATATCCATCAAATGCCTTACGTAAATAATATTTTTCCATTTTATTATCATCAAATGTTTTATATTTAGATGGTAGTCCCATAACATACTCTACTAAATCTTTATCAGCAAATGGTACACGTGCTTCTAGTCCAGCCCCACTAATTGAACGATCTGAACGTAAGACATCAAATAAATGGACGTCTCTAACAATTTTTTCATTTGCTTCACGGAATGCTTCATCCGACGGTGCTTTCATAAATCCACGATATGATCCAAAGATTTCATCTGCTACATCCCCACAATAAATAACAACATCATCTGTATGTTCTTTAATGTATAAACTAACTAAATGATTGCCAACCGATGCACGGATTGTAGTTGTGCAAAAACTTTCTGTTATTGCTACTGTTTTTGGAATAGCATCTAAAAATTCTTGTTCAGTTAAACAAATCTCATGATGTTCTGTTCCAAGATATTCAGATGCTTTTTTTGCCCAATATAAATCAACACTTCCCTGAAGACCAATACTATACGTTTTAACTTTACCCTTCTTATAATGTTTACATACGAGAGCAGTTACTAAGGTACTATCTAATCCACCAGACAATAGACATCCAACATCTCTTTCACTCATAAGTCTTTTTTTCACAGCTGCTGTTAATTTTTCTCTAATATTTCTACATACCTCTTCCTCATCATCAATTGGTGCTTCCGGATAATTAAAATCATAATATGTTACAAACTCTTCTGGCATAGATGACGTCCAATACTTTCCTGGTGGAAATTGTTCATAACTCTTACAAAAATTAACACCCTTGGCTTCACTGCAGAATGCTAATTCACCTTCTACTTTTCCCATAAACAACGGTCTAATTCCAAGTGGGTCTCTTGCAGCAATAACTTCATCACTTTCTTCATCGTATAACATAAAAGAAAATACCCCATCTAACTCTTCGAGTGTTTTATGAATACCTAGTTTTTTATATAAATGAATAATGATTTCACAATCACTATTTGAATAATAATCATCTTCTAAGTTATATTTTTTAATTAATTCTTTGAAATTATAAATTTCACCATTGCAAATCAAATGACAATTTTTAAGTTGAAATGGTTGATCACTTTTTGTGTCTAATCCATTGATTCTAAGACGATGAAATCCAAAAAATAAATCTTTTTTAATAGTTGTAAATTTACAATTATCTGGACCACGATGAGAGGTTTTAATAAAATATAACAACAGTTTATTTAACGGTTGTTTATCACCAAGATAAGCAAATATTCCACACATAAATTATATTATTTAGTATAATTTATATTTTAAGTATAACTTTTTTGATTTAATAATACTTTATATATTATTGATTTTAATTGATATAATGCAATTGTAACACTTATTAAACATATTAATAAAAAAGATGTTTTAACAGTTTTATCTTTGAAAATGGTTTCTATTTTAGGAGAGTTTAAATGAGTTGATACAATAAATAAAATAAATGATAATAATATTGTTGTAAAAGAAGACATTATAATATGAATAAAGTCATGATACCCACTTTGTTTTAGAAACGTTACAATTGCAACACTAATTCCTGCTAAAATACCTAAATTAATTAATACATAACTCGTATGATTTCTTTTTTCGGTTCTGAAACTAATATATGTTAACACTAAAAATAATATAGTAAATAAAATAGTTTTAATAAAATTACCTTTGAAAAACACTAATAATTTTTTGAACACATTATTATAGTCATCTTTCTCTTTTAATGTTTTAAATAATTGATAATCAACATTTAATACAAAACTTTTATACAATGTAAATAAAATTATAATTATAAAACTAAATAATAATGGAAATCTATTTAATTTAATACCAAATAAATAATCATCACCAAAGTTTTTAAAAACTGTTCCAGACAAAACAATATAAGAAAATACTACAAGCTGAGGAATTACAATTGCAAATAACCATATTACAACAGAATAACCAACAACATTGATATAACTTTCAGGACCTTCACATATTTTGTTTTCAGATAATAATCCCATATATAGTATTAAAATAAGTTTTTAATAAATAATACTAACAATGTTATAACAAATACTATAACACTAATCATTCCTGAATATAATCCATCTGATATCATATCTAATGGTTTTTCGAAAGTTGGACTAATTTCTAATATTTTAATACCAAATACATTTCCAAATTTAAATATTTGACACATTAATGTAAATAGTATATTAATTATATATTTTCTAAGAGGCCTTCCTTTAACAAATTTAATATATTTATCTGCGTATTTTTTAAGTGTTATTGAATCTCTACCATTCTTTTGATAATTTTTTCTAAATTTATTTAATTTTTCAGGACTAATTGAAATATCAGATGCTGTTTTTCCAAGTAGTTTATTAACCCAAACCATAAGTCGCGCATCAGTAAACACTTCTTGTAATTCCGCACCACTTCCAGTTCCAGTAGATATTCCTTCAAATAACTCATATAATTTATCTAATGAATTAGAAGAATTACAAGAGAAAAAATAATTATTCAGCGGATCCCCTACTTCATCTCTAAATAATCTAGCTATACTCCACAGCATTTCCACCCCAGACCCAATCGCTGCTAAATATCCATCAATAACTTCCCCTAATATGGGAATAGATAATACAATTGTATCCTTAAATGCGGTTAATCCCATATCAATTGCATTCAATATAGGATTAAATATTTTAATTTCAAATGGTGCTTTATTTTCTATAAACTCAAGTAATGCATTTGGTATTCGTAATACATAATAAATACTTGTATATACTGCCGCCGTAATAAATCCTACCCAACTGGCATTTTTAAGACTATCACATAATAATTCTGTATCATTTTCTGGGGTACCTCTAAATTGATTTACTATTTTTTTTGAAGTATATAAAAATATTAGAGACACCAGATTAGCAAATATATATACACTATAATATATTAGTACAATTGAGAATATAATAAATATAATTGTCATCATTGCCTTTAATAATGTATGACTAAATCTCTCTGGTATTTTACTTGCACTAAATACTCCTGAACAAAATGTATTATTTAATAATTGTCCTGAAATAACATCACGTATAATAATAAATAAGAATTCAATCACTGTAGTATAAAGACCAGTACCAACAGTAAGTACAAAAATTAAATATAGAATTACTCCAATTACTATATTTAAAATTAATCCACTATTTTTTTTAACACCTTCTGGTTCACCACCTTTAATTCCATTTAATATTAATTGTGATTTCTCTTGTATTCCATAATAAGCAAAATTATATTTTGTCGACAATGTAATACCATTGTATTTAATTATACCATCTCCAAATGTTTGATTAATGATATATATTGATTCTAATTTATTTACATTAATTTTTTTATTATCAACATATATTAACATATATATCATTAAGTAATATTTTTCTTTATTTTAAACAAAACTTATTATTCTAGATTTTATAGTATCATCAATTAATGATTCAATATAATTATATTTTATTTTTTTGTCAAATATTATATTATTATATTTATGTTTATCTAGATATTTATTTTTAAATTTATCAATAGATTTAATACAATTATTATTTAATATTTTATTATTTTTACTACTAATTATTAAATGATTATCATCTTTATATTTATTTATAAAATCTCTAATATAAATATTTTTATTCTTGGATTCAAGTGATTCCCTACATATTGGACATTTATTATTTATATTAGCAATTTTTAAAAAGCATTCATTACATAAACTATGTCCACAATTAGTATAATATAATTTTTTTTCATCAAAACATATCGGACAATTATCTATACAAAATTTATTATTATAATATGTTTCACATTGAATATCTATATTAGTTAAATTATTTATAATATATTTCCTAACTAGATTATCATATACTTTATTTATTATTTTATCTATTTTTATAAATCCATTCATAATTATTCTAAAATACTCTAATTTTATATTATTGGTTAAAATAATTACAAACTTACATTTTAGATTTCTTAATAATTTATTTGTTGGTGGTGGATCACGTAAAACGATGACTCTATCTGATAAGTCTTTTTCTGATTTAATATATTTATACAATTTCTTATAAGATATTCCATTATCATAATCATTCTTATAATTGGATACATATAAGAAATTATTATTTAAGAAATTTTTGTATTTATTTGTTACTATAATAATTCCATTATAGTAAATTTGTTGATCTGAATCATTTATGTTAATAGTTAAATATTTATTATTATTAATTTTATTATTAATATAATTATCATTTGGATAATATAATTTTATAGTACGTTGCATTAATATAAATATATTTAAATTATTAGTATTAAATATATTTAATAATGAAGTTGGATGTTGTAGAACAAAAAAATATAAATGAAAGTAGAAAAAATCTATTAAAAAAAATAAAACATAAAAGAAAAGTAATGAAATTAAAGCGTCAAAGTAAACATGTTAAGCAACAGATTGTTAAAAAAGTTCAAGATAAAGTTGGAGATGTGTCTAATGACGTTGATAGTTTAAATATATCTTCAGAACTACAGACACAGCTTATTGCTGAATTGGCAAAATAAATATCTTACTTATATAATATATAAAATTATGAATAATAATGTAGCACCTAATGTAGCTAATGCAGCTAATGTAGCTAATGTAGCTAATGTAGCTAATGTAGCTAATAATAAAGTTGTAAACAAGAAAAAAATCACAACAGAGATGTTAATTCAACAGATAACAGCTGTCATGGAAGACAGAACAATTAATTTTGAAAATAAAACATTTTCAATTGTTGATATTATCAAACCACTTTTACCTAAGGCAGAACAAAAAAAAGTAGAAAAGGTAATGGCCAACAGAGCAGCCGCACTTGCTGTTCAAGCCAATGCTCCAATGAACAATGCATTAGCTAACAAGGCTCCTGTTAACAACAGTTCCAATAACGCCAATAAAGCCAACAACGCCAATAAAGTCAATAACGCCAATAAAGCCAACAACGCCAATAACACTGTTAATAATCCACAAGAAGGTGGTCGTAAAAAGAAAACCACAAAACGTAGAAAGAAGACTGTTAAGGGTCTTAAACGTGATAAGAAATCAATTCAGAAGAAAATTACAAAAGCTAAACAGACAGTTAAGAAAGCTGCAAAAAAAAAGAAAGCTCTTAAGAAAAAATGCTAATTAGTTTGTGCGTCTAATTTTTCTAGAATCTGTAATAATAATTTATTATGTGTATCAAAATTTTGATTTAATTTATTAACACATTCACAAATATTATTTCCATTATTATCTTCTAACATAGTTGATAAAACTTGATACATACGATCTTCTGTTAGATCAATCTCTTCTACATCATATTCAGACTGAGAATCAAAATCAGGAGTACTTGTTTCTTGATGTGCCATTATTTTATATTTTGTAGATAAAAAATATAAAATTTAAACTTAGGTTATATTGACACATAGAAGTAAAAATTAAGAATGTATAAATATATATAATAGATAAATTAAAGAAAGAGAGCAAATAATTATTAAGTTAAAAACATTATAATTTGATTTTTTAATAATTGTTTCACAGACGTGATCTTCAATATCATACGGTATTCTATTAATTATCATTTCTATCATTCTAATTTATATAATATATTATCTGTTTTATATAAAAAAATATCAGATTCACCGTCGTCTGTTATAGTAGCAATCGTGTAATTATATTCATCGTCGTAGTTATAAAGAGTTATTTTTTTTTTTAATATTTCACCTATTATTCTAAGATAAATATTAGTATTGTAACTAGTTTTTTTATTATTTCTAAATTCGCTTTTTATATTTTCAATAATATCTATACCAATATCATATTTTTTAGCAATATCAATTCTGTTTTTTTTATCTAATCGGTAGGAAATAAATCGTTTTAAATCTTGTTCATTTAAATTCATATCCGATAAAATGTCAGTAATATTAGATATTCTTTTTCTATTTGATACGTTATGTTCTACTTTAATTTCTTCTGGAATATTATCAAACTCTTCTAAAATAAATTCTTTTTTAATATCATATAATTCTTTAAAATGAACATTTACATATACATTTCCATATTTTGAATCATAATAAGGAAAATGAACGGGGATCTCAAACATTCTAATATATTTCTTTTTAATTATATCATCATATCCATTGGGAACCATTTCGTCAGCCTCAATAAAATCTTTATATTTACTTAGTGAGTATTTTAATGGATCTATGCCAACAGTTTCACCACCAGTCCACCAATAACTATTTTCAACATGTGGATTATCAAGATATCGTACATGTATATATTTATTATTAAACTTTACAACTGTACCTATTAAATATTGTAAGTAGGGTTTATTTATTTTAAATAAATATGTTTTTCGTTCTCTTAGGTCTTTTGTTAATATTTCACTTAACAGGTCATCGGTAACTTCAATTTCTATCATATTAATAAATATATTTATATTTATTAATTTATATTTACGCAATACTTATATTAAATATCAGTATAATTTAAATACATGATTAAATAATGAAAAATAATAAGCAACCATTGCAGAAATTATTACTAAATAAACTATTAATGCTCTATTTACTGGATTTTTACTATTTTTGAATTTAAATATTTTAGGTTTTAATATAATTATTAATATTAATATAACGGAATATATAATAATGCTGAATAATACCAATTTAGAAAATATCATCTTTAATATATATAGTATATTAAATGATAAAATATATTATTATTTTACTAATACTAATTATTTTACTATACACATTACAAACAAAAGAACAATTTTATAATTTAAATTATTTGAAACAAAAATATATTTTAGATAATATTAATATTGGTTATTTTGTTGATAAACACTCAGAGAATGATGATAGCAAAATTGTTAAGTTTTTAGCAAAAAATCTAATAAAAACGAATTTATTGGTTTATACAACACCTGTTAAATATACTAATATTAAACAGTTAATCGATGCAGTAATTAATAAAGCAAATTTAACAGACTATATGATAATTGATGATATTGTAATTAATAATAAATATTTAAATAATAGTGAGAATGTTAATTATAGTGATTTAAGATATATAACTCCAATCGAAGTAAAATGTATATTCCCCTTAGTAAATATAACAAGTCGGATTGGTAGTATGTACGATGTTAAGAGAATTGGTATATTAGAAGGTAATGATAGAAACAGGTATGTTGCTGAAAACTTTTCGTATATTATACGGTACAAAACATTAGCAAAAATGGAAATAATTATTTACAAAGATTTCAACTCTTTAATTAATGGTTTAAATAAAAATAATATTGATGTAGCATTATATTTGAATTATGAAAAAAATGAGATTATTAAAAATATGTTTATGCGAAATAAAAATATTAATATTGGTATTTTAAATAATGATTTAAATTATGATTTAATCAATACAGTTTTTAAATGTTATAACCAACAACCATTTGAATTACGCAATGTTAAAAATTATTTACCACGAAAAATAAAAGAAAATTATTATACACAATATTTATCAAATATTAATATATTTACATTTCAAATTTCATTATTTACAAATATGAACACTAAAAAGAAAACTATTTATAATATTAAAAAATATTTCTATTATAGAGAAACTAAAAATACATCTAAGTTTTCTAATTTTTCTAATTATTTTCTTAATCATATTGGAGTAAATAATTTCCTAAAAGAAACTGGAATTATTAGTTATAATAAAGATCCATTATGTACTAATATAAAAGGTGAATGTACGCCAAAATTATTAAATATTGTAAGAAATCAAATATTCTAATATATAAATATAATTTAATAAATATATTTATATTATGAAAGTTACTAACACATGGAAAAATAAAATTAAAGAAGGTAGGCGTCAAGAGAAACTTCAATGTATGTGGGATACATTTAATAAAGTAGTTAACTCTACCATTGTTAATAAAATTACACAGTCTGCTAATCTAGAGAAAGATTTAAAAAAAATCGGTGATAGATTTGTTCAGCAGTGTAGAACATATAAAATTGAAAAATATATTATTCTTCATTCAAAGCCCTATATTGTTCTAACAAAACTTATTCATTGTTATAATTATGAAAGGATTGGACTAGTAGTTTCACAGATCCAGCGATGTGGAAGTAAACATACAGAATAATTATAAAATATTGGTTAGATATACAAGAATAAACACAATATATCTCGTGCACCAACGCCAGTAAAACTTCCAAAATGATGTGGTCCACGTGGACGATCGTGCCAGTCAGTATCATCGGAATCATCTCCCCAATCACCATCCATTACAAATTGTTCATCTGTTTCTGGTCCTGGTTCTCTCCACATTACCAAACATCCATACGTGTCATCTTTATTAGACCAACAATTATCGACACGTTTATTATCTACATAAAAGCTATCTTTGATAGATTTATTTTTACGTAGATATATAATAATAGTAACACGACATGAATCATAGTGTGGATCTATTTGATATTCATTTGTAATATTATATTTAATATAATGAGCTAAATATTGATCATTAATTGATGTATTAGGTAAATCGGTAAATGCATAGATATCTTTGACAATATTAGGGGGTATAGTAATAGTTGTTCTTTGACAACTCTTATCATATTTATTCCATTTAAATGTTTGTGAATCATCTACATATGAGTTAATCATATCTTTTGGGATATGAAACAGTGAATGTGGCATAGTTATTGTATATTGAGTGTTATTGTAGATATATCATTTAAAATCAATTTTAATGATTATACCTTTATTTTTTTATAAAACAGAATATTCTGTTACATACTAAGGACGCAAGTCGGGCTATCCTAGAGCGCTTTGAGCCACGACTGCACCGCGGCGGATTGCGCGGAGCGGATGAACTCAGGGATGAACTCAGGTTTGTAGGAGAGACACGGCCTCGTGAGGTTCGTCAGCGCAACGATCGATTCCGGGAGAGCAGTGAGCTGGTTGCTGTGGAGGTACAGAAGGGTCAACCCCGTCAGTGCGCCAATCGATTCCGGGAGAGCAGTGAGCTGATTGTGGTCGAGGTGCAGATGGGTCAACCCCGTCAGTGCGCCAATGGAATCGGGGAGCGTTGTGATCCGGTTGTCGCAGAGCATCAGCGTCTTCAATCCCACCAGCGTACCAATCGAATCAGGAAGCGTCGTAAGCTGGTTATTGTCGAGCCACAGTTCCTTCAAGTTCGTCAGCGCGCCAATGGAATCGGGGAGCGTCGTGAGATGGTTGTCGCCGAGGCTGAGAGTCGTTAAGCCCGTCAGCGCGCCAATGGAATCGGGGAGCGTCGTGAAATGGTTGTTGTTGAGGTCGAGCTTCTTCAAGCCCGTCAGCGCGCCAATCGAATCGGGGAGCGTCGTGAGATGGTTGTTGTCGAGGCATAACTTTACGAGGCTCGGGAGGCTCGGGAATATGAACCTGCTGATCTCATTTAACTCTGGGGAAGTGAGGCCCGCTATCATCTCCACAATACAGAGATTGGGAAAGCGGTGCAGTGCCAATCCCATACATTCAAGAGAGAACGGACCCGGGAATCCACCCGGGAATCCACCGAAGTGTTTCCACTTAAACTCCGCGGTGCGCCGCATCAAGTTCGTCATGTCGAAGAACCAGGTGCATGTGAGTGACATCACGAACATGAATTCCTTTTTTCCGATGAAGGAGAAAATTTCAGACGACACATCAACGTCGGGGGACGTGACGGAGCGGAGAAGGTTCTCCATATGGGATAATTAAAAACTAATAATATCTATTGATGTTTCAACGTGTCATTTTTAATAAATTTATAAAAAAAGCATTTATATCAAAGATATGATATGTCATTTTTAATTAATAATATATTATTTATACTATTAATTTATTTAACTTATACTGTATTCTGATCAAGCCATTTAAGCATCTTACCGACATCTGGAACACCAAGACCAGTAACTGGATCATAGCCATTGTTCGATACAAATCCAAAATCAGAACCACCATCTTTCCTTACATCACAACAACTAAACTCCGTACAGTAATTATGTCCTACAATACTACTATTGAATACATCATCCTCTGCCATTCCATAAAGAACTGGTGCAACATGTCCAAGAAGATGTTTTCCTTTTGATACTTGGTGTGCATTTAGAAGACTTACAAGTGATGCAAAAATAGGCGATGAACAACTTGTTCCATCAACTGGTTGAAAGGAATTACTACTATCATATGTTGGACAATTATGTCCTACAACTGCAACATCTGGAAATGCTCGGCCATTCTTATGAAATTTATTTGGTAGTGGAACACCTGAATTAAGATATGCATCTACCCATTTCTTCTGCCATTTAGGAACAGTAGAACTATTACTAAATCCACCGCCTGCAGTCCATCCAATATTATCATTTGAAATAGATACCTGTTCTGTTCCATTGATACACTGATTTTCTTTACAAATAAGTGAAGTCCATTTATGTTCTGTTGTACTATTTGTTACAAATGTAGCACCGACACTTGTTACCCATGGAGAAGAACCAGGGAATGCGGCATTTACTGGACGAGTTTCATCACAACTCTCACTTGTTCGTCCAGGGGCACCAGCATCACCACTTGAAACAAAAATACCAACTCCACGAAGAGCAAATTTGGCATATTCAGTATTTACACGTTCAACATACTGAGCAGAAGTGATGTTTACACAAGTTGAAATATCACACTGCTTATCTTCTGCCCAACCCCAAGACATTGAAATAACATCTGGAACAGAACCATTGTGATGAAGAAAGTTTACTGCAAATGTGTAAAGCCAGTTTGGACTTCCCCAAAACCATAGTGTTGCATTTTCAGACACCTGTGATGCCATTTGAAGATCAAGTTCTGTTTCTGTATCTGAACCACCATCATTGCCTACTGTATGAACAGCTGTAACCGGGTTTACAGTTTCGTTATTATAATACTGTGATGCATTAAGATTTACTGGATCAAATCCAGAACCATTCTGATATTCAATAAGTCCAATAGAACTCGAAAGATTCATATCAGTTGGAATATTGTAAAGATTCTGAAGAACCTCCCGTGAAACAATTCCTGTATCAGGTGTATACTGACTATGATTATATTCTACTTCAAAAATTGGTGGACCTTCAATAAAATCAATCATATTAAGATACATATCTGACTGGTTATTGAGATAAAATAGTTCTTTCAGATCACTGGTAATTTCATAATCAGATACACATCGTAATGCATCGCCATAATCGTGTGTAACTGTAAGACCTGTAAAATTACTTAACCAATAACTAAGACCGACATTCTTCTGTTTTGATGGTGATACAAGAGTATCAATCTGTTCTTGTGACCAATATTTACCATAATTTGGTGATCTGAAATCTGAAACATCTTCTGCATATTCATATAACTTATCAACATTCTGTTGTTTAAGACCCACGGTATACTCAAACATACCATTAACGACTGAAAATAATGAAAATAAAACTGTAATAAAACTCATACTTATAAATTATAATTTGGTGTTTATCCTTTAAATGATTGTTTTATTATAAATGTCAATTAAGACTCCAAGGACAGCTTTGCAACAAAGCCGTCGTAAGTGAGCTCCCCGACCTTGGAGTTATCACTCGTATTTGTGATGGTCCATGTGTAAATTCTCACGCGGTGAGCCAACTCACGTGCAAAGTCTTTCAAGGAATGACCCATGCCAGGTCCTTCCTTCTCAGTCGCAACTGCCATGAGAGTCAACGACTCATTCTTTGAAATGTATACAAAGAAAGTGTACCCCGGTCCGTCTAACGTATACTGGGTAGCCATAATCTTAAGAAAATGAAGTAACTGTGAGTAGTAATTACTAATAATCTAATAAACTTTTAACAAATCGTTTTTAAAATTCAAAAATACTTCTTCAATCCTAATACATTAACCAAATAATAATAGATTAAGCCTAACATAAACCATACGCCCAAACTAGTCAATAAAACAAATATTATATTATCTCCAAAATGTAAAAAAAGTTTAGACAATGTTAACGTAACTAAAAATAAAATAATTAACGCAAAAGTGGTTTTTAATAAAAAAGTTGATATGAATGTATTATCCTTACCATTCTTTCTCATATAGAATATTGTGGGTAAAAGTGTAAAGGGATACACCCAAAAAATAGATGCAGCAAGGGGACTAAAATATGTTCCAATATAACTAGTTATAACTGTTACTAGTCCACCTAATATAAAATTTTCAATTAAACCGAGTATCTTCATATATAGTTAACAATTAAAAAAATTGATTATTTTGATTATAATAAGTATAGTATATTATTATAATAATGGATTCAATGAACACTGATTTGATTACTCTTACCAGTGGTCGCCACAGTAAAATCAACCCTAAAAAGACGACATCTAAAAAGACGACATCTAAAAAGGAGTTCTCTACATCAGACAATGATGTATCAGAGGACCGATACGAACATACATTAAAAGAGTTACACTCGATTGGTTATGTTAAGAATCGTCGCAAGAATCATCTTCGAATGAAAATTAAGGAGCGTTCATCCATCAAGAAGACCTCAAAAGTCTCACGCAAAGCATATAAGTAAAATTATTTCTTGTTATTTATAAAATCACTTTGGGATAAAATCACTTTGGGATAAAATCACTTTGGGATAAAATCACTTTGGGATAAAATCACTTTGTGATAAAATCACTTTGTGATAAAATCACTTTGTGATAAAATCACTTTGTGATAAAATCTTTAACAGTTATTAAGTTAATTCTTTCTTTTTGTCTTTCAAAATTGGTTCTTTTCTTGAAATCACCGGTAAACGCATAATCTGGTGATTTTCCTTGTTTTTTCTGTTCATCACAACATTCACCTAAATATGTAACAGACTTCCAATCTTTTGTAGTACAATTATAACAATATGGTTTCTTATTTGGTTTGTAATATCTATAACCAATTCTTTCCATATTTATTGGTAATTCACAAGTTCCATTTGTACATTTACCAAAATCATTATCATAATTAGTATTTGCTTTATAGAATAAACAATCTTCATTCTTTTCACATTTTCTATCCCATAATCCTTGTGGTTTGGGATCACCATAGAATTTAAAACTATTCTCACAATCAAACTTATTTTCAGCTTTAATTAAAGTATTATTTTTTATATTAAAACATCCAAAGTTATACTTGGAAAGCCTAGTAAATAATTTATTTGATTTAGTCGGTGTTTTTATTTTTTGAAATTGCTGATTAAATAATTGCTGATTAATTAAGGTTTTATCAAAACCAGGATTAAGATTAAATTGATCTGTATAGTAATAACCAATGAACTCGTATGAATCAAATATAACTTTCTTATTTTTATCTAATGAGCCTCTAATATATATTGTGTAGCCATAATAACCATTAAATTCATATAATACAAACATCATACCATACCTGACATCTACATCGCCCTCATAATAATTAACAAGTCTGTAACTTTGAATGACAAACTGGTTCTCAACAATATTGTAAAACTCTTTAGTAAAATAATTAAGTAATTTATTATTTGTTTTCTGTAATTGAAAATTAACATAAATATCATCATCAATATCAATATTTTTTCTTTTTCCGCCAATATATTCGATGACATTTTTTTTAGTGTATCCATCATCTGATAATTTAAATGAATACTTATTAAAATATTTTTTAAAATAATCTAATTTTAATATCTGTTTAATATTTACAATTGTTTTTTCATTCATATAATCAATTGTAGGTATATCATAAATATTATTTGAGTTAGCTTCTTTTGGCATTCTCATATATTTATTATTCATAAATCCCTCTTTTCTAATTTTTAAAATTACAAATGCAACGATTATAATTAATATTATATATGTCCACATATAATATTAGGTGTTATAATTTTTAAAATACTATATAATTATATAGTATGATTTATATATTAGCTATTACCAATATTACAAAATATTGGCATTTTCCATTTTATCTTTTTGCAAAGTGTATATCTGAGGTTTTAACAAAAAAAAATATAGAAAATAAAATTGTAAATCGTATATCACATAACAATGTAAAAGTTATTACATTTACACCTTGGTTAAAAAGTATATTACATAATAAAAGCTTAAAAATATTATTTATAAATAGTGAATCTGTTACATCTGATAAAAGTATAAATAAGTATATACTAAATAGAAGTCGTAATATTAAAGGTATATGTGAATATAAAATGTTAAATTATTTATTTGATAAAAAAAATATAAATAAAAAGACAATATTTTTACCACCTTTATATTCTCCTATTATAGAACAAATGTACAATAATGTTAATACAATAAATAGTAAAAAAACAATTGATATTTTATTTTATGGTTCAATTAATACTAGACGAAAAAAAATATTAGATTATCTTAAACAATCATTTAATATTAAAATAATAAATACTTCAAATTATAAACAATTATTAAATTATATTCATAAAAGTAAAATTATTTTAATTCTTCATTATTATGAAATGAGCAAATCACTAGATTTATATAGATTATTTTATTTATTACCAAATAAAGCATTTGTTATTCATGAAGATATTTGTAAAATTGAAAATGCAATGAAAATGAAATATTCAAAACTTATTTTTTCTAATATATATAATCTAAAATCAACTTGTAGAAAATATTTATCTATGTCACAAACACAAAGAGATTGTATTACAAATGGTATATATCATTGGTACACAAAACATCATACTTTATTAAATAATTTTCCAACTAAGTTTGTAAATCATATGTAATATCTGGATAACCATCGCCGGAACTTTCAGTTCCCTGTGGCATCTCACCATAATCATTTCCCATCTCTAAAATCTCATTTGTTTCATGTGGTTGAGTAGTTAAAAACTCATCTTCCATAATTGATTCATCTGTTTTAATCTCGCTATAATAATCTTCTTTATATGATTCAATTTGATCGTCAGTTGGAGCAGTACCATGTTCTTTTAGATATTCTTCTTTATATTGCTTAGTTAATGTTTTATCCATATCATCTGTTTTCTCAATATCCAAAACAGATGGCTCATCAAATGTTTCAATCATAAAAGAATCTTTTTGATATTTAACTCTCTCTTTTATTTTTTCAGCGTATCTTTTCTTATTATATAATTCCATTTCACTATCATTTAACAATATTAATGAATAATAATTATTAAATTGTTTCATTGATTCATAAATATATTTTAAAATAGTAATATTTTTAGTTGAAACAATTCGATATAATTCAGTAAATAATAATTCGTGTAATAATTCATATTTTGTTTCTTTATTAACTGATTCAAGATTTACAAAATCTGTTAAATAATCCATTGAAAATCCAAAGTTTACTTTATCAAATACTGTGCTATTCCCCATAAACTTATATATGTAATTTATATCAACTAAAATATCTTCCTGTAATACTTTTGATACATCCAATTCTACATCTTGTAGCCTTGTAATTTCTTTTTTGATTTTATTTTTAATTAAAAATATATTTTTTTTCAAATATATATTAATAAATAATAATATTCGTGATATCGATTTACTTATAATTTTTTTAAAATTGATTTCAACTTTTTTAATATCGGGGAAATTTGATTTTTGTAAAAGAGTAAATAATAAATTATTAGAGCTATTCTTAATAGTATTCTTAATTAATTTTTCATAGTTTTTGGAATCTTCTTTACTCTTTTTAAACAATGTTACAAATTGGATATCCTCATCATCATCCCAAACAATATTATAATTATTTGGTTTAATAAGATCACCAATCACATGTAATCTTGTATATGATCCTAATGTTTCTGTATGTTTAACTTCAAGTGACTTATCATATATTTTTTTATATTCAGGAGTTTCTTTTTCAAATAAAGTATCATATTTATCGGATGGATCTGTCATACAACATGAATAACCACGATCTTCAATATCTAAATTACCTAGTCTAGATTTAGTTTTAATAATAGATTTAATTATTTCTTTTATTTTATTACCATAATAACTACCTTTTGCTAATTCACTTGGGTCTTTTCCTAATTTATATTCTGGTTTTATAACTATTTTTTCAGTTACCTTTAGATCTGAAACATTATCTATATCCGATTGATATCTTAATTTATAATTTTCATAATATCTTTCAAAATCATTTCTAATTCTTTCCAAATCTTCTTTATACCGTTTCTGACTTAATTCACCAATAATACATACCATATAATCAATTCCACTCTTAAATCCATCAAATACACAGCTTGTATTTGATACAGTCATTCTATATGGTGGACTTGCTTTTTGATACGAAACTAATAATCGACTACCAATTATTGCATATTCATTTCTATCGTATATTTCTTGAAATCGTTTTTTAAACCATCCAGAAGATTCATATTTATCAATAATAGAATTAGATGAACGTTTTTGTTTTAATCTCATAAGTTGTTTTTTTTTAAATTGAGTATACGGAATGATTGTTTCAATTGAATTATTACAGTCAACGATTACTTTATAATAATCACTTCTTTTTATTTTAATGCCTACTTTTTTATTAAATGTTCCAATTAATATTGCTAGTTGATTAATATGTTTAAACTTATCAACATCTAATTTTAATTCAAGCATATCATTTTTAAATAAATCTGAATTAGGATTAATACTATCAATTATTTGATTCATATGTTTAATTTTATCTTCTTCTGTTTTAACTTTCAATAAATCTGATTGAGTTAAACTAGTTGAATGAATAAGAGACGCACTTTTAGTATATCCAATAACATCGTCTTGACTTTCTATTATAGAAAGTGTTTGACCACAGACTTTACATATATTCAATTCACCTGATACATCACCCGCATCACTATATATACTCATCATTTCGGTTGTTAGTCTTGCTTTTTCTTCTTCAATATCAGTATTATATATCTGTGATAAAAATTTGAAATGTCCGCACATCATTCTTGATGAATATCGTTTAGAATAAAGGTAACCATTAATTATTATTCCATCTAAATTAATTAATTTATACAATAAATGATTTCTGTTTGATTGATCTTTTAATGATAATATTTGTCTGATATAATTATTTAAATTTTGAGATTCATTTAAGTCTATATTGATATCTTCTTTATTATTTATATTTTCTATCTTAACTGTTTTACTAGTATATTGATATTCTTGTTTATGAGTTGGAAGTATGACATCTGATTTAGATAATACTGTGTCATAGATAGCCTTTTTAATATAATAATTCATAAAGTCTTTCGACACACATTCATTATTTAATAAACTCATATCTTTATCAAAACAGTTCATATGTCTACTTTGTATATGTGGAGGCAAATCCTTGATAAAGTTCCAAGAACTTCCATCATATTGATATTCTTTTGATTCTAAATATTGAATATATAATGCTTTATCATCTTTATTGAATACTTCCTCCGATATGTCCCATTTATTTGATTTAATTGATTTATACACTTTATTATTACATATAATTCTATCAGATGGTAAGTATGATGAAATATTTAATTTATTTTCAGCCTGAAGCTCATCTATATTTTTATCAGAAAAAAACAATATTCTAATTTTATATTCTAGTGGGAAAGTTTTTGGTATTTGTAATGTATCAATCTCTTTATCAATTTCTGTTTTATCAATATTATACGTTTCTAATTTTAATTCATTTAAGAATAATTGACCATTATCTGATTGTCTATAAATCCAGGCAATTCTTTTTATTAAAGTATCTTTCGTATTATTAAGTAATGGATATACACCATAAAATTCAACCAATTTTGGAGTTTGTATGTTTTTATAACTGTATATAGTATCTTTAAACTTATCTGGTATTGACTCTTCTTTAGAAGGAATATATACTTCTTCTTTTATTTTTTTACTATTTTCATTTAATATTCCATTTACATAATCTAATTCAGCAATATTAATATTAGTATAATCAATATTATATTGTTCAACTCCTGCATTAAACTGATTAACAAAAATAGAATCTTTTATTCTTTCATACAAATTACTCAAAATAGTGTTATAATCTGGTATAATCTGTTCAAGTATTTCATTTAAATCCTCGTGGGTTACATTGAAAGAATCAAATAAATATAGCTTATTTGTAGTCATATTTTTATCAACAACTTTATCAAAAAGTATTTTTTTATTTTTAGTAATAACTGTCTCTTCATAATTTAATTTAGAATCAATATATACAAGTCCACCACTTTCATTTTTAAGTTCTCGTGAATCAAACTTAATTTTAATAATATTATTGTCAATAACCTTTACTTTATATTGACCAATGATATTTTTTGTAGTAATAAATATAGTTTCATTGTTTATTAATTTATGATTGTCTAATTCAAGTGTTGTTTCTTTACCGGTTTTAATATTTAATATTGGTAATGTACGAAGTTTCTTTTCCAAAGTAAAATCATTAATTTTTAGAATCATAAATCCAACTATATTTATTTCATCACCTTCAATTATTTTTTTTTTTATTGGTATATATTCATCATTCTCATCCTTTTCTAATAAGTAAATATATACAGGTTTATTTACTTGGTGTGCACACCAGTATTTTGTAGAAATATCATAATATCTGAGTGCAGTTGTATCACTGGTTGATTTTATTTTATAACCTGTATTTGAATAATCTATCTTATAAGACTGTACTAAATCATATTTTAATTTATAATATTCGGTTAAGGTTAGTTTATTATCATTGTAATTTTCCTCAATCTCATTTATTTTTTTAAGATACTTTCTGATATCTTTCATTTCTAATCCTGCTTTATTCATAAGTGTTTCTTTTAATAATATTTCATTATTTTCATTATTATTATTATTTTCTTCTAGAACATCAATATAAATATCTTTTTTATCTTTCACAATTGGAATTATCCAGGGATAATTAAAATTATTATTTAATATATCTGTTTTAATTTTGTTCTTTCCATATTGTATGATCTTATCACCAAGTTCTTTAATTGATAATATATTATCAAGTTCTGCTTTTATTTTATGTTGTATATATTTTGATCCTTGTTTTGTTATAGGATATTGATTTAATAAATAGTTTTCAATATCTTTAATATATACATCCGCACCATAAACTCTCTCATGTTCAGGTATATTTTCAGTATTTTGGAAAGTAACTATGTTATTGTTATTATTATTGTTAAATATATTTATTTCATTATTTGAATTACTCATATATATATATTATGAATATATATATAATATTTATTCATAACTTAATAATTTCTTAAATTATATTATAGATGTTTGTTACTAAGGCCATCATTAATATAATTAATTACATTAAGCATAAAAAAGATATTAAAAGATTAATATTATCAATTATTCTTGGAATAATTAGTTGTTACATTTTCCTAAAATTATTTAATTATTTTTTTAAAGGACCTCTTATATTATTAGTTGGGAGTATATTTGGACTTTATATTTATATATATGGAAATAATCATAGAATTACCACTCTTTAATCATTGTATCAATTACTACTACAAGATCATTAATTCCTTTTAACATCTCTTTGTCTGTGTCATCGGCCAGAACTCGAATGACAATTAATTTATCATTTGGATGAGGAATATAATACCCAGCATAATTTACACTAGTATTATTATGTAATTGATAGGTCATGATATTACCAAGAGTATCATCTTCATTAAGAATCTTATAATCAATCGCATTTTTCATATGTTTTGATTCTGACTTAATAACTTTTGTTATATTTCCTTCAGTGATATATCCTTTTAATAGAAGTAATTTATTTTTTAATACTTCTAGGGCTTTATTTACTATTTTTTTTGATTCTAGTCCACCAATTGTTTCAACTTCAAAATGATAACATTCTGGTTGGTCATATTCATTCTTTTTATAATATCTTTCTGATTCTCCTAGCTGAAACTCTAATTTATCATCTTCTGTTTCTAATTTTGATAATAGTTCTTTAATTTTAACATCATCTTTTTCAAATCGATAGAGTGATACACATGTAGGATTAAATACAGAACCATCTTCTTTATTGGTACTTAATTTTAGCTTTGCTTCAAAATGTAATTTATTTGTAAATTTTAATTTTGTGAATAATGCATCTGGATATACAAAAATCTTATCAGCAGAAACTTTTGTACTATTTTCATACACTTCAATATCTTTTGCATAAATTTCTTTAATATCTAATTCATTATTTTCAATATTTAATTTCAATGTATAATCAAGAAATTGGTCTGTATGTTTTACCGGTAAAAATGATAATCGTTCTTTAATAAAATCATTATGTAGAACAGTTCTATTGTTTAAAAGATTAATTGAATCTCTATCTATTCCAACTGAATTAATTTCTGAAATCATAATACGTCTAACAGCATTAGCAAACGGAATTGGTATAGTATTATTTATATTTTTAAGATGAAATGTAAGTGTATTATCTTCTGACACAATATTTGAAAAGTATTTTTTTACCATATTTATTAATTTATATAATATTAATATTGTTTTAAAATCATTTTTTTATATAATTCGTTTATGTTCCGAATTAGTTTTTGTGTATAAAAGATTATATAATGGCAACTCAATATATTTTATTAATTAGCGATAAATGTACATTCTGTATTAATTTATTAGAAAAATTAAAAAAAATACCTAAATTAGAATCAATAATTGTAAAACAAAATATTCATAATAAGGATGTATATATACCATCTGATATTAAAACAGTTCCAGCATTAATACATAAACAAGATGACAATTATACGACATATCAAGGAAAAGAAGTTTTCAATTGGATTGATTCTCAAATATCTAGATTAAAACCTGTCAATGAAATTGTATCATATGATCCAACAACAATGGGAATGACAATGTCAGATTCATTTTCAAATTTAAATGATACTAATCCGATGTCACATTGTTTTCAATTCTTAGATAATAATTCTTATAATAATAAAATTGATATGACTCCACCACAATCAACAACGACCGATAAAAAAGCAATAAATGATAAGCAATTAGAAGAATTTATTAGGAAAAGAAATCTACAAATTCCAAATGAGGTAAATAGAGTTTAAATATATTTAAAATATTAGGATTAATATTATAAATAGAATGAGTAATGTCAAAATGTTTAATAATCAGATTACTTCTCTGATAACAGAATTAATTAATTACTTTAATGATAATAAAATGAAGATATTAAAAGAAAAAATACTACTTGTGAATAGTGCGAATCCCACCTTAATTATAAGACTTTTTTTCAATAATGTTTATAAGTTCAAAGATAATATTATGAAAAAAGAAGAAGATTTTTTTTTAAAACAATTAACACAAGATAAACTTACAGATGTATATAGTAGCAATAAAGAATTAGCTGATAACAATAATATAAATATTATAGATGTAATTAATTTAAAAGATTATTGGACGACGTTACATAATGAGGATAAAGAAACTATTTGGAAATATTTTCAGGTATTAATTATTTTAACAGAAAAATGGGCACTACAAAATATTAACACTACATAAAACTTTACTAATATTTTTTAGTATAAAAAATGAGTTTACAAGATTTTAATACTATTTATTCTGAATTGATTACTGATCTTAGAAATACATATTCATTAAATATTTCATTGAACGATAATGCATCTGATAAACGCTATATATCTCATTTTATTAGAAATATTATTCCGTACATGGATGATATTTCTTGCATGAACTTAGATGCACTTAAATATAAACATAAGAATCTTTTTATTGTCAATGGTGTTAAATTTTCAAAAATATTAAAGAATCCGAAGTTTATAGTAGATTCAAAGACATTATGGAAATATTTTCATACATTATATGTTCTTTGTTATAAAGCACCAGAAACAAAAACATTATTGAAAAATTATGAGGACATTGAAAATTACACTATGATATCTAGAAATTTAGAAGAATATTATTATAATACTTTTTTAGATAATTTTAAAACTGTATTGACAGAACATACCGATACAGATACTGAAACAGAAGAAGAGTCCTCTACATCACCAGAAGAAAAAGAAAAATCAACAACGGATGCTGAATTGCCAGATTTTTTACAGAACTCTATAATTGGGAATCTAGCTAAAGAGATTAGTGGTGAAATTGATACAACACAGTTAGAAAATTTAGAAAATCCGGCTGATTTATTTTCAACAATGTTCAGTGGAGGTGCTATGGGTGGTGGGTTAGGTAGTTTAATTGGTTCAGTTGTTGGTAAATTAACTGAAAAAATGGAATCTGGTGAACTTGATCAAACAAAATTAATGACTGAAGCAGCTGGAATGATGGGAAGTTTAAATCTATTTGGTGGTGGGGGTATGTCAAATAATACACCTGAATCATCTGATGCAGTTGAAACAGAACAGCAAACTAATACTAAATCTAAAAAGAAGAAGAGAAGGCGTAAGAAGAAAAAGAAAGCAGTGAGTGAAGAATCATAAAAATAAATATAATTAATATACATATATGTTCTGGACTAACAACTTATCAATATTATTTAATAATAACAATTATCTTAAGTTTTTCCCAAATGCTGAAATGACAACAGTTGAAAAATTAAACTCTATATTTAGATTGTCTATATATCTTGGAATTGCATTAGTTTTATCTTCAAATAACTATAAATTTTTTTTTCTACCAATTGTAATTGGAGTACTAACATATGTGATAAATAATAATTATTTAACAAAAGTAGATACTTTCTTTCAGAAATATAACGATGAACGTACAAAACCAACTTTTAACAATCCATTTATGAATCCTAATTTAATTACAGATGAACGCACTAGACAACCGGCATGTAAACCAACAGAAGATATAAAAGAAGAGATTGAAGATAAATTTAATACCAATTTATATAGAGATGTTGGTGATGTATATAATAAATCACACGGTCAATTAAATTTTCATACAGTGCCTTCAACTACTATACCAAATGAACAAACAAAGTTTGCAAACTGGTTATATAAGACTGGACCGACGTGTAAAGAAAGAACATTAGATTGTACCACCCAATGGTAATAAAATATATTTATTATATTATATATATTATATAATATGATCCCGACACCAACAAGTGATAATTCAGAAAGACTTAAACAATTAAATAAAATGAATCAAGGTCAATTTAATTATATGACATCTCTTGCAAAAACTCCATCTAGACAGGATTACCAGGGAGCAGTAAATGCTGGTATGTACTTAGCTTCTAATCTTGTAGGAAATAATGAAACTAAAATAGTTAATGAAGGTTCTGAGATGAGAAATGGTATTAAAGGTAATATTTCAACAAATGATAAAGATAAAACAACAAAATTATTACAAGCACGTCCTTTTGCAACAACCGCAAATTTATCAAAGGGTATGGTCCCAGATATGGAAAATGATCCAAATAATAGAATTGGTAAAAACACAAGACAGTTTAAAAAAAATCTTGATTTAGCTGGTGTAGAAATCAATAGATTTATTCCTTTAGTTCCAGAGGTTCAGAGAAGTATTGATTATCGTGAGGCACACATTAATCCAGTTTATTGGACACGTGGTGGAACAAGTACTAGAAATTTTGTACGCAACAGTGATTATAATAAAAGTTGTGGAAATAAATAAATATTAATTAAAATCATATATTATAATATAATATATGAGTTGTAATTGTTGCTGTGGCAATAATAAAAGTAATAATCAAATAAACAATTATAATAACTGTACACTTGATGAATCTAATTATATTGATAATCATTTATTTTTAATATGGGGATTGGATGGTATAGTTGGTATTATTACATATTTCTTGGCATTTCCAGAATATTTACAATCTATTTTAGAATTCTATAATAAAATGGAACAAGCTAAAATCAGAGGACTAGTTCAAGTAAGAATTAACTGGGGTTCACCAAGTGATGGAGAAATTATCTGCGGTGATTTAGATTGTTTTTGGAAAATGTATAATCAAAAAGGTTATTTTTACAAGACAATCTTATTAGCAGTAAAATATCAAGAGTGGTTTATTATAACACACCGACAAAAAAGAATGGGTATTCATAATTGTTGTTTATTTGATGTTCCATTAACACCTGATCATCCAATTAATCCAATTCAAATATGTGGATGTAATACAACAAATACGAATAAAGTTAGTATACCGGATGAAAGATTTCAATTTATTCTACAGAATTATACAGATTCTAATATACCATCTGGTAATTTTAATAATAATACTGTATCTAAGGATGATTTAGATCCTATTACAAATATAGCAATACTTAGTAATGTAGGTATGAACACATTATCTAATCTAATAGGAATTGAATGTATAGATAATCTAAACTATTTACAAATTAAAGATTCGCCAAATAATTTAACAGTAATTAATTTATGTAATAATTCAAACTTGATAAACTTAATTCTTAATAGTAATTCAAATCTTAAACTACTAATATTACCACAAAATAATTTAATAGATGAATTAGATTTGAAAAATAATTTACAAAATTATGGGTCAATTAATCCAATAGTATTAGATAATGTTATTAGTATACCGTGTGATATTAATACAACAAATGGTCCATATATTAGTTATGCAAATACTATATATTCTCCGGGAGAATTTTCGATTCAATAAATATATGCTATACCAACTGTTAGAAATCTCATTGTGGGTAACTCTGAAAAGTGTAGGATTAATGTATCATATTGGTAGTTTTAGTTATAATTTATTTACACGGAAAAGAATTAAAGATATTAAGATTTCCTGTGACAAAGCTGTACAGACAATGTGTGGAGAGTTTTATTCTGTGGAGTTGTAAGTTTTTTATAATTTGTATTACATATTTCACATTTATCATAAATTTTTTTATTTTTTTTTAATTGTTTTATCCATTGATTGTGACAATTTAGATGTGTCCACAGGATCGAACCTTTACAATCACAGAATGAATATAATTTATTGCCAGGTGTTTGGGTATCATAACAAAACTTACATTCAGCGTCAAAAAATAAAGGATTATTTAATCCAATACATTCATTTCTTTTAAAAAATAAATCCATTACTATATTTATTATATTTATTATATTTATTATATTTAGTATATTTATTTTATTATATATAATTATATAATAAAATATGTCATCATTTGGTACATCATTATCAGAAGCATTTGGAGTAGTTGAAACATTAGAAAATCAGGATAAGAATTCCGGTGTTCAGAAATTAGAACATGAGCAAAAACATATGAATAAAGTTTGCAGTAAAAAATGTTTAAGTGTATATGAATCAGGCAATCCTTCAAAAGAAGATATTAGCCAATTTTGTTCCCCTGGTTGTGTAACAACCTCGACGAAATTTAGAAAAAATATGGTACCAGACGGTCTTAGAAATAATCCAGACGCCCATGCAACAGAAACAGCATTAAAAGAATCTTTCGCAACAATCGAAGGTATGCACCACCGTCATCCTCGTCCTGGTCCACCACACCACGGTCCAATGAGACCACATGGTCATCACGGTGATAGAAGAGTTGAAATTATTCAGGAAATGGTTTCTACAAATGTTTTAAGAAATATTAGAAAGAACTTAGACTTAGTATTATTATTAGTCGTTCTTGTTATTCTACTTGTTGTTGGATTAGTAGTTATGAGAAAATAAATCTAATACTGTATATATATGGCAAATCGTAAAGCAAATAATTTAATATATGATAAGTGTTTTTTAGATGCAAAAGTCAAAGAATACAATGATTCATTAAATTATGCATTATATGATGGTAAATATTACAACAGTTCTAAATGTAGAATGGAACTTGGATTAGTTGGAGGAAATAATGTATCACTATACTCAGGCAATTTAGTTGATTTAGAATCTAATTTATTAGGTATTCAAAATACAGCCACTAAATATGCAACAGAACAAAATATGTTAAATGTTAATTTAGTTCCACAAGATTCTTGCCAAATGATTGACTATTCGCAAACTGTTGTACCAGCAGGTAGATATTTAAATTACTGTGGGTTCACTAAACCGAATTAAGATAAAACTTCTTGATAAAATAATATATATATTAATATATATATAGTATTATGAGTTCAACAAGAACAATGTATGATAAAACTACAACAGCAAACTTCTTAAAGTCCTCTCGTGGTCCAGGATTTTACCAAATTGATACACCAAAAGACTGCAATGATTGCTTTCAAAGTAATCCATCAGTTAGATTACAAAAAAATGGTGTCAGTATTCAGAGACCAGACGAAGAACGATTCTATGCTGGACCAGTTGACATTGAATCTGATTTATTAGGTGTCGGCCATGGTGAATCAAAAGATTACACTCTATTAAATCAATGTGATAACCCAGATGACCAATATTCGTGTGTGTTTGGTGCAGGAAATGGTAATACAAATAAAGATGTATGCCTTCTAAGAACCGAAGACACAAGATTAAGTAATCCAGCAGCAAATCTTAGAGGTACTTGTACAAACAGATTTGACCCTTTATGCTTAGATCCCCAGAAAGGAGTCATTCCCCAAAATATATATGATATATCATCTAGAAATGTTATCAAGGATAATTTCAAACCTTGTGTAGCAACACCAGCCATTAACTCAATGCTTCCACCACAAATTGATCTCCCAGGTGTTCAAACTATTATTGGTGCGGTAGGATCATACACAAGACCACTTTACCAATATGATAAATGCGGATAAATAAAATATTATTACCTTATATTATAAGCTAATAATGAATAAATATTTATTAATCTTTATATTTTTATTATATAATACAATAGTAATTAATTATTTTGATAATAAATCAAACTTTTCACCATATATAATAGTACCATTAATTAATGCTTTATTAGTTAAATATTATTTTGGTGATTTTGATAAAGGATATATGTGGAGTTTATCAGATATTTATTATTGGTTTGGTATTGTTGTGGTATCTATTATTATTTTATCAGGATTAAAATATTTAAGATATAAATTATAATATATAATTATATAATGGTTGAACCTTCATCTTTTTGTTGTATTAGTACAATTGGTTGTGCAAATGAATTAGTTGGTTTATTATGTTCACTATCAATTCATAATACAAATGCAATTATATATTGTATGGTTGATAGTAAAACTGCTAATATTTTAAATGAATTATCTTCACAAATATATCTAGATATAAGAATAATAAATACTTTAGATAAATATAGTGGTAAAAATAGACCACAAATGGAAAAAGAAGGAATTTGGTCTGATTTTCAAATGATGAAAGCAGAAGTAATAAGAGAAACACTTAAAGAACAAGAAGATACTTTTTTTTTAGATGCTGATATTTTTGTTTTAGATAAGTTATTAATACCCGATAAAACAAAAGATATTGGAGTATCACCACATTATATTCCAAAACAAATTACAGATATATATGGTTATTATAATGGTGGTATGATATGGGTTAAAAATAAAAATATACCAGATGATTGGATAAAATTTACAAAAACATCTAGATATTTTGACCAGGCATCAATTGAGGATCTTGCTAATAAATATTCTCATTTTATTTTTAATAGACAATATAATTTTGGATTATTTAGGATATCATATAATAAGAATACTATTAATGATTTGAAAATACATAAAAATAAAATATGTTTTAAAAAAAAACCAATTAAATGTATTCATATTCATTTTACAAATAAGAATCATTTTAAAATTTTTGGAAATATTATAATTAATTTATTAAAAGAATCAAATAAATATAAAGAATTAATATGTATTGAAAGAATTATTAAAGATTGTTGGTATATAACTATTCCAAAACAACCAATCTCTGGAATGTATAATCATGTTAATGATACATTTAGAGAATTAGCACCATTATATTCAAAACATAATAAAACATTTAAATGTTTTCCATATAAATCTACACAATGTTGGTTTATGTTACCACATATTTTATTATATGATCGCCCTACATTAAGATGGTGTAATGATGAAATTAAGAATGCATCATTGATATTATTAGGTAACTGTTCTGAAACAGAAGCAGAAGAATTAAGTAATAAATATAACATACCTGTTAAACCTTGGATTTTTTGGCCAAGAAAACCAAGTTTAGTTGAAAAAATAATAGATGAAAATATAAATCTTTCATGGGATGAAAGAATACATGAAAGTACATTTATGGGAGGCTATACAACAAAAGTTCAATTAGAGTTTAGAGACCCAGTTAAACTTGGATGGGATAAAGTAATAACTAATTTCTATTTTATAAAAGGAAATAATTATAAATATACACATGAAGAATATCTAAAGGAATTACGTAAAAGTAAATATGGTTTATGTTTACGTGGATTTGGAAAAAAATGTAATAGAGAAATGGAATTATTAGCTATGGGTACAGTACCTATTATTACAGCAGATGTTTCATTATATTTTAATGATCCATTAATTGAAAATAAACATTATATTAGAATTGATAATCCAAATGATTATAAAAATAAAATTGATTCAATAACAAAAGAACAATGGACAGAAATGTCTAATAATTGTAAAAAATGGTATATGAAAAATATACATAGTAAAAATGGATTAAATGAATTAATAAAACAAATATTATATAATTAATTATCCTTATCATGAACCTCTTTAATTGTAACTGTTGGAGTATCTTTTAATAATTCTTCTTTCCTTTGTTTCCAAACATCTTGATATTTGTAAAAGGGTACATTTGTATACATATGATGAATATTATGATAACAATGATTTTGCATTAGAACTCTTGTAAACCAACTAAAATCATCTTCTTTTAATACACCACTTATTTTATGAGTAGTTTTAACTAGACTACTACGATCTGTAATATCACGCTCAGGTAATTTATGGTGGTTATAGTAATCTAAAAAATAAGAAGACATAAATAGTGATATTCTCAAAGGTATCCAATATTTTAATATATATTGAAATCCATAACCATTATAACATAACATAATAATTGATCCAATAAATAATAATTGTGTCATTATCATCTCTATAATTTCATTAATAGGTCGTTCATGAATATGTTTAATATAAAAACAATTATAATTATAATCTAAAAACCATCCATATTTTATAATATCTGTGAAGTTTTCATAAAATAAATCAGGATCAGTTTCCTGATTGGTATGTTTATGGTGATATAAATGAATAAATTTCCAGGCTGGATAAGATGTAGAATAAATTATTGAACTACCCCTGCCAACAATATCATTTAAATATCTATGCTTACCTGATGCAATTAAATTATGAGCACTTTCGTGAAAAGGTGTGAAATTGATATATAGTGATAAGGTAGCAAGTCCCAGATAAATTGGATAATTAATTATTGAAATGGTTACTCCAAATATAAGGTAAAGGAAAAAAATAGCGTTAAATAGAAATATATTAAATGTAATATAATGTATTTCTGACATATATATATTAAAATTATAATTTTTTTAAATATGGATTTAAATTCCATAATACGCAAGGGTAGAAATACTAAACTGTGAAATAATATCATAAATTGGAGAATTGTTTTGGTAATGTAATTTTACATTATTATATTCTGTAATAGGAATATTAGGGACTTTTTTCAAAATATTATTTATCAGATCAATACTATTAGGATGTTTAGTATATAACTTATGTGCTGCTATAATGGCATCTACATAATCGGTATGTTGACAATGGCTCATATCCATTACCTTTTTAATAATAGCTTTACTATTTGTCATATTTCCAAGAGGAACTATATTATTAAATATAATAGGCAAATGATGTGACATTATTTATATGATTATATATCCAAATAATAATAAATATAATCAATTTTTAATATGCTTAAAACTGTGACAATATATTACATTATATGAACACACTAGAAGAACACGATATTACAATTAATGAGGAGATTACTGCTGTAAGCAAGTTTGAAGATATGGGTTTATCAGAAGAAATGCTAAATGGTCTATATTCATTTGGTTTTGAAAAACCATCACTGATTCAACAGAAAGCTATCTGTCCAATTATATCTGGACGTGATATTATTGCCCAATCACAGTCTGGTACAGGTAAAACAGCTACTTTCCTTATTGGTATTTTACATAAAATTGACCCAAGTGTCAAAAAATTACAATCTATTATTTTAGCACCAACACGAGAACTTGCCAATCAAATTTCTAATGTAGCTGTGCAAATTTCTAAATACATGAATATTAATATTAAAACAGTAATTGGTGGAGTAAAAAGAAGTAAATACTCATATGATTATGCTGATGTAAATCATATTATTATTGGTACCCCTGGTCGAATTAGTGATTCGCTTAATAGAGGAACTATTAATGTAAGTGACCTTAAAATTATGGTACTCGACGAGGCAGACGAGATGCTTTCCCATGGTTTCCGAGACCAACTAATTAATATTCTAAAATATATTCCAACAGAATCTCAAATTGGTCTATTTAGTGCAACAATTCCACCTGATATGATGAAGATTACTAATAAGTTTATGAATAATCCATTACAAATTCTGGTTAAGAAAAATGATGTAACCTTAGATGGTATTAAACAGTATTATGTTGCTATTGAAAATGAACAAGAAAAGTTTGAATGTATTTGTGCACTATATAGTACTATTAATATCACACAGTCAATTATTTATGCAAATTATAAGAAAACAGTAGAATGGCTTACTAAAAATATGCAAGATAAAGATTTCCCAGTAGATTGTATTTGTGGTGGAATGAGCACAGAGGAACGCTCTGATATTATGAAACGATTTCGTTCAGGAGATATTCGTGTTTTAATTTCAACTGATCTTCTATCACGTGGAATTGATGTACAGCAGATTTCATTAGTAGTAAATTATGATATTCCATTTGAAAAGGAGACATATGTTCATCGTATTGGGCGAAGTGGTCGATATGGGCGTAAAGGTGTAGCTATTAATCTAGTTAATCAGAAAGATTTTCAGCGATTCAAAACTATTCAGGAAACATATGAAACCGTAATTGAAGAACTACCGGAAGATATTGCTAGTTTAATTTAAATTAATAAATATTATATGTATACTATTATATATTATGGAATACGTTGTTGTTGCTTCTATTATATCGTTAGGATATTTATTAAGTACAAAAAAAATACATACTAGAAATGTTGTTAATAATGGGGAAATAACAGTTAATAAATTACCCAATCAGAATAATCAAACTGAAATAATTGAAAGAGACCTTCATAAAAAGATGACCTCAAATTATAAAAAGGTATTTGATAATTATGATACCAGTACAGTTAAAAATAAAAATAATATTATAATGCCAGGCCCACCAAAAGCATTTGGTATTGCAGAAACATCTAGATTTAATCAAGTAAATACTAGCACTGTTCCAATTGAAGCAAATCATTTTGAAACAAATAATTTAATTAATGAAGTTAATAAACGAGCTGAAATACCAAAGTTTGAAATATTTAATAAACCTGCCGATGGATCTGAAACCGGTGGATTTGGTGGAATATCATTAACTGGTGAGCCAATTCTTAGAGAAAATTTTAAACATAATAATATGGTACCTTTCTTTGGAAGTACTGTTAAACAAAATGTAGATGGTGGAATGTCAAGAACTAAATTTGAGAACTTTACCGGTTCACAGGAACATTATAGAAATAAAAAAGAAGTTAGAAATATGGGGGATATAGGAACGAATAATTCATCGCAACCATATGGGTCACAGTCATCCACTGATTTCAGACAAGATCGTATGAATATTTCATTAAGACGAAATAATGTTGCCCCAATTGAAAAAATTAATGTAGGTCCAGGTTTAAATAAAGGTTATACTTCACAACCAACTGGTGGATTTCAACAAGCTGAAACAAGAGATTATGTATTGCCTAAAACCACAGATGAAACAAGAATTAATAATAATCCAAAAGTCAGTTATAGTGGTAGAATTATATCAGGTAAAAGAATTTCAGTACCTGGTAAAATTGGGGTTGTATCTAAGAACTTACCTGACTCGTATTATATCAATAATCCAGATCGTTATTTTACAACAACTGGTGCTGTATTAGGTCCAACTGTTAGATCTAATATATTAGTCAAGCCAACTAATCGCAAGAAAACAAATAAATATCATGTTGGTCCAGCAACTAACGTACAAGGTTCTCGATCAAAGAAACGTGATATTAAATACAAGAAGGATACTAAACAAACAATGTCTGGGTTTGGATGGAGAAATCTTGAAGAAGCTGGTAGATGGATTGCTGAGAAGTTCGATTATGGTAAAGATACTACAAATATGAAACATACTGTGCGATCAGATTTAGCAGATAAAAATAGATTAGGAAATGCAGGTGGTGCAACTAAAAGTACACTACATAATAAGAATCTTCGACAAACTAGAAAAACAAATTGTATTGGTAATCCACGTCCAACCGGGAATGTTGAGAAATCAGATTACCGTGGATATGTCAAAGATCCAACTGATGTAGCACGAACAACAATGAAAGAAACATTAATTGATAATGACAGATATGGTGTTGTTGCACCAGGTAAAAATAAGAAGACTGCTTATCAGAATGTTAAACATCACGCATCTGAAACACATCGTGAAACAACATCTATTAATTATACAGGCAATGCACATGGAAGTAATGCTGAGGAATCACGTGAAGCAATGTCTAATAGTTCAGTTAAGAGTTCACGTGACATAGTCTCACGTGGTAGAAAACCAACAAATAGTGGAGTAAAGAAAGCCGTCGGCGGTGATAAAATCAAAATGACCACAAAGAAGTTAGGTGATCTTAAAAATAAGAGTATTAATAAAAGAGGAATGATGTCGACCAAGACATATAATTCATTACCACAAACAGAAGCGTGTGGTACAACAAAAGGAAAGAATACATTACCGAATGGTCCATTACAACAAAGATTAGATCCATCTATGTTAGATGCATTAAAAAATAATCCTTATAATCGTTCAATTTAAATATTTATAAAAATATATTAATATATATTTTTATAAATAAATTAATTATTAACCGGTATTTAAAATGTTCAAAGATGTTAAAAAGAATCACAATATGAGTTTAATAATATATTAAGACTATTAGAAGTATCTAATGTATTCTGTATCTAACATATTTTCTTTATGAACGGTTTGGAAAAAACCATAGACTAATAAAAATATCACTTTTAACAGAAACTTCTATTTATACTTATATTAGAGTATTTTTGTTAGGTAATTTTTTATTACATCATTTGACTGATATAAATCAAGGTATGTCAATACAATTTTTCATATTATATGGATTAAGCTGTTGTTGGAGTTGTAATTTATGTATTCAATTATGAAAAAATGAAAATAATTAAAATTAAAGCATAAATCATAAACCACCAAATAGAAAATTTGGTGAATTTAAATTCAGATGATAATTTATTTACTGTATTATTAATTTTATTAAAATTATTGTTATTGTTATTATTATTGTTATTGTTATTGTTATTATTGTTATTATTTTTATTATTTTTCTTATTTTTATTATTTTTCTTATTATTTAGATTATTTAGATTATTTAGATTATTTAGACTATTCAAATTAAATGTATTATTTGAAGACATATATATTATAATTAATATTTAATATTGCGTTTTTAAATTATAATATTTATCTATTAAATATTTTAAATAGAATGAATATTAATATGGCTATATTGGTAGATGCTAAAAAAGAATACACAATACAATTGAAAAATATGTTAAAACCCTCAATATATAAGTATTTTGATAATATAATTAATAATCTTAGAGGTAAAGATATACTCAAAAAATTTCAAGAACAATTAATAGAAGTTCCATCGTGGAGTAACAGTATTCTAGAAAAAAGAACATCTGATATTGCAGAAAACTATGACGTTGAATTAATAGATGAGTTATTGACTGCTATATTTATAAGTAATGTTCGTATATTGACTGCTATTAAAACTCAAAATGTATCAGATGATATTAACATTAAAATACCAGAATTAAGTAATTTTATTCATAAATGTTATCATGAATCTGCAAAAGAAATATACAAAAATCCATATATATTTTTGAAAAATAATCTAAGCAGTAGAAAAATACAAGAAAATATGAGAATTACTTTAGATCTAATTGATATGTCAATAGATAATGCAATTAGATTATTATTACCTTTAAAACAAATCTTAAATACATATGTGAATAACTCATTAGATATTATTGATAGCGATGAGGAAGAAGAGAATGACATTGATGATGAAGACCCTATTGTAGAAGAGAATGACATTGTAGAAGAGAATGGTGTTGATGATGAAGACCCTATTGTAGAAGAGAATGACAAGGTAGAAGAGACTGACTTTGTAGAAGAGAATGACCTTGTAGAAGAGAATGACCTTGTAGAAGAGAGTGACGTTGTAGAAGAGAATGATGTTGTAGAAGAGAATGACGTTGTAGAAGAGAATGATAATGAAGAACCTATTGTTGAAGAGAATGATATTGTAGAAGAGAATGACCTTGTAGAAGATAATGACATTGTGGAAGAGAATGACGTTGATGATGATGAACCTATTGTAGAAGAGAATGATATTGTAGAAGAGAATGATGTTGTAGAAGAGAATGACGCATTTGAAAAAAACATAGTTATTAATGAAGAGATCGTTAATGATGACGAAACACCAACCACTAGTTCAGAGAGATATGTAAATACAATTGTACATACTGATACGATGAGTGATATTTTTAATATAGTCAAAGAGGAGAAAAAGAAACTAAATAAGAATAAAAATAAATTAAAAAGAGGTATATTTTATAAACGGACAAAGAAAACTAATAAAGATGAACATTCCTTCTTTTAAGTTAAAAAGTAAATTTAATATATATTATTATAATTTATATAAAAGATGGAAAAAATTATTATTAGTATTATTATTTCATCATTAATTACATTTATAATGTATTTAGATTCAATTGCTGCTAATTACAATAGAACAAAATCATACTTCGTAAAATTATTTATATTTTCATTCATAGTATGCTTTGGAGTAAATTATTTTATTAAAAAAGGTAATCTTATTAAAAAAAGTAAATTGTTAGGCGGTGGGGAAGTTATGACAGGACTTCCAACTTTTTAATTGCGTAAATAACAATTATAATAAAATAATTTAATACTGTATATGAGTATTAAATTAAAAAAGTTTGATATGAGTACAATTGCAGACCATCAAGTAATTGTAATGATAGGTAAAAGAGGTACCGGTAAATCATATTTACTTAAGGATTTTTTATTTCATAAAAATGATATACCGGTTGGAACAGTTGTATCTCCTACTGAAAAAATGAATAAATATTTTTCTCATTTTATTCCTCCGATTTTCATACATGACGAATATTCAGTTGATTTAGTTAGAAATGTTTTAAAACGACAGGGAGATATTATTAAAAAAATAAACAATGGTGAATATGGAGACGATGTTGATCCACGAGCATTTCTTATTTTTGATGATTGTTTATATGATGATAAATGGACAAAAGATAAGAATATGAGAGCAATTTTTATGAATGGTCGTCATTTTAAATTAACCTTTTTATTAACAATGCAATTTCCATTAGGTATTAAACCTCATTTACGAACAAATATAGATTATACTTTTATTTTGAGAGAAAATATTGTATCGAATAGAAGAAGAATCTATGAACACTATGCTGGAATGTTTCCATCATTTGATATTTTTTGTAGAATTATGGATCAATGTACTGAGAATTTTGAATGTTTAGTTATTCATAATAATTCAAAAAGTAATAAAATTGAAGATCAGGTTTTTTGGTATAAAGCCGAATCACATGAAGATTTTAAATTGGGGTCAGATGAATTCTGGAAGTATAATAATGAAAATTATGATGATACCGGTGAACAAGATGACGAGATTGATTTATCAAAATATGGTAGGAAACTATCATTCGATGTTAAAAAAATATTATAAATATATATATGCCAACATTACTCGAGGGTAAAATAACAAAAAAATATAAAAATTATAAATACGGAATTGGTATTGAACACGAAATGTACATTATTCATTTTCCATTAAAACCTTCCTCGCAAAAAATAACATATATGATTTTAGCTCCAACAGAAGGTTATCAAAATCTAATACTAAATAATCAGGAAAAATTATCTGAAAAAGATTTAAAATTAATTAAAAGTATTCCATATGAACCAACTGGTAGAATCTGTAATGGTAAAACAGCTCTAAAATCATTACCTGGATCTTGGTCTGACAAAGAAAGAATGCCTGAGTTTATTACAGATGAACCAATATCAACTATTGGGAAAAAAGAAAAGAAAATGTATCAATATTCAAAACAGTTAGAAGGATTTCAAGAATCATATACTAGTATTTTAAATAAATATTTAGATATTAATCTTCGCCAGAAAGCAGACACATACGGAACTTTACTTGAGCCTCCGTTTGGAATGTCTAGTTATATAAAAACAAGTGAGAATTATAGAAGTAAAAATTATAAATTACGACCAAAATTATATAAGGATTATTGTGGAAGTTATCACATAACATTAACCTTACCTTATAAAAAAAATATGAAATTGTCTAAATTTATTGATATTCATAAAAACTTTGCAAATATGATTCAATGGATTGAACCATTAATGATAACTGCCTTTTTTTCAGCAGATGATAAATCTATGGGTACATCAAAGAAAAAAGTTCGAGGGTCGTACAGAGTTGTTCGAACTGGATGGGGAAATTTAGCCGGGAGTGATGTTAGAAAATTAGATAAAGGTATTGGACGATATTCAAACATTCCATCATATTGGCGAAAAGGACTTACATTTGATGAGCAAAAAATGATAAATTATTGTAAAGATTTATCACCAGTTCTAAAAAAAAGAGAACCTGGTGCGAAAGCTGGGTTTAGTAGTAATTTTAGAACATTTGGTAGTACTGATCCAGACAGACCAGAACATCGTGAATCTGGTATTGGAATGACAATTGGTAATGGTATTGAATTAAGAATATTTGATCATTTCCCAATTAAATATTTAAATTCATTACTTCAGTTAATTTCATTAATTGCTGAAAATAGTAGAGTTCATAAATGTACAGACTATGTGTATAAAAATAAAGGTTGGATACATGCAGTTAAAGAAATAATGAAATATGGATGGTGTGCAAAATTAACAAATGGTTTTAAAAATAAATTAAGAAAAATGTTAGATATACCATTAGCAACGTCTTCATTAATTGCATATGATATTATGAAAACATTATATAAAGAATTGTATGATAAAAATAGTAAGGGTGATTATTATATTATATTGGTAGGCGATAATAAGAAATATATAGAATTGCCAGAAATTAATAGAAAAAGTTTTGAGTTTGGATTATCAATGAAACTTAATAATAACAAATCACTATTTAAAAATACATCTCGTTTTATAAAGAAAATAGAAAATACACGTGAAATTGAAAAAATTGAAAAAGAATTTTACAAAATATTTTCTAAAAAGAATTGGGACAACTGTTTCTATCAGTTTATGTTCTATTTAGAAGCATTAGGTGTTTTAAAACTTGAAACAAGTATTTCATCAAGTATCATTGCAATTTATAAATTTAAAAATACCATAAGTTTTCATGATATTAATAGTTTTATTGCGCATCAATTTATAGATAGAGATATGGAAGAAGCTACATTACCTCATTTATAAATTTCTTATCCCTGGTGTTTTATCCTTAAACATTTTACCAAAAATCATTGATACTGGAACTTCATCCTCCATCTCTTGTTTGAATGTTTTCGGATAATACCGATATTCTATAATTGGAGGAGGGCATTTCTGATTTGTTTTAATGTACCCAATCACCATAAAAATAATTCCTATAAATAAAAATAATAATATAATAGATTTCATTATATATTATTATTTAATATTTAATTTTCACTAACAGTTGTATCATCCTTTACAGAAGCCTCTTCTGTAACAGTTGTATCATCCTTTACAGAAGCCTCTTCTGTAACAGTTGTATCAGTTGTATCATCCTTTACAGAAGCCTCTTCTGTAACAGTTGTATCATCCTTTACAGTACTCGATTCTTTACGAGCCATCCATGGATCTGAAAAATTACCACCCATAATAGAGTTTAGTGATTTATCTTCTACAATACCATCTTTAATATTTGCAATATCACGAATCTTATCGATATCTTTCTGATCATCTTCTGAAACAACAGGACGACTACTATTTTCTCTTGCCATTTTAATTCTTTCTTCTTTTTGTTTTTCAAATACCTCATCGTGCTGTTCTTTATTTTCTTTATACTTTTTCATTAATGTGTTAAGTTCTGTATTAGTGTATTCTTGGTCTTGAACTTCAAGGGATGATGGATCCCATGGAAGCCAATAACCAACTTGACCAACAAATACATCAAAACTTTTATCTTTTTTCTGTAGAGATTTTGCACGATATTTTGCTTCTCTTAGAGTATCATAGGTTCCTCTAATTTTTACTGTGCGCATACTCGTTTTAAAATCAACAGTTTCATCAAATGATTTATTCATATCATCTTTATTATTCATTAGGAATCCTTCATAAAGCTCATCTACAATTTTGTAAGTAAAATTCTCATATCTAGATAAAACTTCCTGATTCTTTAATAATGAATTTAAAAATGATACCATGTAAAATTTATTTTTATCCTTAATCATTTTTTCAGGAGATACAAATGATAGACAAACATAGTTTTGTCCAGGAATGGGTGTATCTACAGATAGGAAATCTTCTTCGTGTTCTTCAGACATTATTATAAATTATATTATACATAGTATGTTTTAAGTATATTTTTTTTCTATTCTTATAATATAAATGCTAAACTTAGATTTAATGGAAATTGTAAGAAGAGCCCTCAAATACATTGTAGAAGGTGTTGCAGTTGCTATTGCCGCATGCTGCCTTCCTAAAAAAGGATCACTTAAAATGGAAGAAGTATTAATGCTTGCCCTAACTGCTGCCGCAACTTTCGCAATCTTAGACATGTATGTTCCATCTATTGGAAACAGTGCCCGTTCCGGAGCTGGTTTCGGAATTGGCGCCAACCTTGTTGGTTTCCCACGCTAAATAAATCACTTTAAATAAATAATAATAATCTCAATAATTATTATTATGAGTAAAAATAATTCAACAAGAAACTGGAATAAAGTAAAACATAATCCATTATGTACATTAGAATGTGACAATGAATTAACAAAAGGAGAGTCATTAAATACTAATTCATTTAGTGGAAATTGTAGATATATTTGTACAAGAGTTCCAAAATTAATTTATAATTTAAATAAAACTAATTTTAATAAACAGCACTGGTATTCATATTTAATATTAATAGTTTCATTAATTATTATTGCTAGTGGATTAATATTAAAGTTTATAGGTAATTTTAAAAATAATACTTATTTGAAAAATATACCTAATTTTGGTATGATTCCTTTTGGATTATTATTATTATTTTCAATCTATCTTTATCCATTAGTTGATGGTAGTGGAACTAGAAATAAATCAATTATTATATTAACATCGATATTTATTACAGGAATTATTCTTTTTTATTTATTAAATACATTAAATAAGGAACAAATAAATATAAATATCCCATGGGAAATAATGATTAGAAGTTATAAATTACAATTAGCATTAGCTATTATTACATTAGGTGGTTTCTGGGTATTCGCACGAAATATCACAATTCCAGCTTTAATGATTTTTATTATTGTCGGATTGAATATCTTAACTTTATTAACTAGTGGAACAACATTTATTACAAGTATTATTGATTTTATAAAAAAATACAAAGATTTAAAGATAAATACAGATAAAATCGAAGATAAAACTGAACTTATTTTAAATATTATTATGGGTGTCATAACATTTTTAATAGGAATTGGACTTATTAGTTATATTTGGACAAACACAGACAATACATCTTCTAACATATTACGAACGATTACCTTAATATTACTAATTGGTTCCTATATATTAAGTTTTATTGAACCTACAAATTATGAATCAATTAATAAATTTATTATATCTATTGTAGCGGGTAATTATGTATTAGAAAGTTTAATCAATAAATCAACACCCTTTTTAGATAATAATATTTATAAGGATTTTGTTGATAATTTAAAAAAAATAGTTAGTGGTGATACAACCCCAACCACACACTCAATTGAAATGACCCCTATGTCACAAGTTGGTGGTGGTGGATTCATATCTGAAATATATACAGTTGTAAAATACACAATATTATCAGCATTTATGAATGATGCTACTATTAATACATTATCTCCAATATTTACTAGAACTTTATTTTTAGTATTTACAAATGGTGATGAAATGTATGAAATAATTAAGAATATAATTGAAGTCATGTTAGGTAAATAGAAAAAACATAATTTAATATAGAATTATTAATGTTATATTATTTTTAACAAAATAATATACCATATTGATATATAGAAGGATAATGTCCAATGATAAAGAAGTATGTGAACCTCCGCCATTAACTTCCGATCAGCGTAATCCATTTAAAACATCTGAAAGTAAAAAAACAGATACCTGTCCAATGACCAATTTTCAATCTCTTATAGGCAATAAAGATACATTGTGGCATCACTTTAGTAAAGGACCAAAACATATTGAAGATTGTTGCCCAGATGGTGTATCCGCATCTAATTTATCAAAATGTTTAGAAGATAAATGTGGATTTGTTTCGGATCCATCATTATGTCGTAGTGTTGTAGAAGGGGTTGATTTTAATTCAACCCAAACAATTGATGAACAAATTAAAGAAAAATTAACAGGTATTTCATCACAAAATAAAGATGAAATATATAGAGCTGTTATCGAACAATTAATGTGTAATAATGCAATATATAGTTTAGATAAAATAAATACCTCTTCTAAAAAATGTGATAAAGCAACTAATAAGTTGGTAACACCAGAGGATAAAAGTCTTCAAAAATGTATTGATGAATATGAAAAAACTCCTGATGCAGAGAAATTAAAAACATGTGTCGATGGATTAACTGATAAAACTTCTACAACAGATGATAAACCATCAACAAATTATTATCAAAAAGATATTAATTGGACAAATGGTATCAATACCGCCATTGCTTTATTAGTTATTTTAATAATTGTTTTTATGTCATTGTTTAATAATAAGAAAATAAAAGGAACAACACTTATAATAATTTCAATAATTATTGGGATTATCATATTAGGAGGTGCCACATCTATTAATTTTTGGTCTTCTTCGTTTTTAGAAAATTTTAATATTATAGAACATAATGATAATAAAGGTGTATCAGATGGTATAAATGCCAAACAATTCTGGATATTTTTCGCAGCAGCAATATTATTTCTTTGTATATGGACAATTGTTACATGGGTTGGGGGTGGAAAAACAATAAATAATATATACATTTTTATTTGTAGTGTAATTATGATTGTTTTATTACCAAAAACTCTTTTAAGTTTTTCAATATTAAATTTAGTACTTTACTATGTAACAAGAACCAGCCAACTTTTAAAAAATATTTCAACCTTTATAATTAAAAGTGGTGTTTTTATTTTACTTTATTCAATTGGTAAACTTATTTTAAATATGTTTATGAAACAAAATCTAAATAAACAACAACATAGTTTCTTAGTTACTGAAAATATACTATATATTATAATAATTGGTTATTTATTATCTTTTATATTTTCAGGAAAATCTATATTAAGCCTCATAAAGAGACTGTTATCCTCAACACCATCGACAAGCTCATCGACAAAATCATTAATTTTTAGTATATTCTTAGGGGGACTACTCTCACTGGTTATTGGAGCCCTATCATCCTTAGGAGGTTTTACAAGTATATTTAATTCATTAACAAATGGCAATTTCTTTAAAAATAAATGTATGATTGATAGTAAACATTGTGATATTAATTGTGATAATAAGAAAAAATTAAAATTATTTGGATTTGGATTTATACCAATGCTTATTATTTTAAGTATACTAGCAGTTTTATTGTTCCGAAACTGTTATTCAAATACAGGACTTTTAATTGGATTAATTGCAGTAACAGTGTTTTTAACAGTGGCAATGACATCACTTATGATATTTTGGCCAAGTAATGAAGATAATAAAGATAAGAATAAATCTTCTAGTTATTCAACCATAGAAATATTAGCTATTGTTATTGTTATAGTTTTATCGCTTGGTATTAATATACTTTCATCAATATTTAATTTAAGTCCATCTTCAAGTGAATCAAAAAATTTATTTTCAATAACCAATAATACTAAATCAAACACTCTTAGTAATTTTATCACCAATTATATATTCTTTCTTTTACCCCATTTAGATTATATAAATACTAAGGATACTAATACTGGAACTACATCAGAAACTGAACCAATAAGTATTGGACGAAAAATCAGTGCAATATTAAAAAGTTTAAATCCTGCAAGTCGAAGATCAAAGAATAAAAATCGTATGAGTGGAATATCAAATCTATTTAGTTCTCATTTATCAAATAAAATCAGTGAGAGTAGTTCCGAAATAATGTCTGCAAAATCTTAGATACTTCTAACAAACTCCCATTTTAGAATATTACAGATTTGTTTCCAGATTTTATCTTGTTCATGTAATTTCTCACGACTTTTTAATAGAGGAAAACTGAATTTTAATTCATCAATATCTAATAGTTCAACAAACTTATGTAAAACATAGTAATAGGATAAAAAATTTTTTCTATTACTAGGACAAACTTGTCTAAATGGAATTTGTATCTCTTTGAACATTAATCTTAATTTCTCTTCTATTTCAGGACTTAATACCGGAGGAGGTAATCCACATAATCGATTTATGATATGAGGAATATGCTCATAATATTTATTTAATTTTAATTTCTTTAGGTATTCTTTAATTTTTTTATCATTTAATAAGGCCATATTTTGAATTCTTTCTTTTTTAATTTCAATTATTAATTTATCATACACTTCTTGTGGTATTTCAGTAGACTCTTTTCCCTGAAATTGTGCAAGTATTTCATTAAAATGGTTAATTCTTTTATATGCAAAATATGATATTTCTGGTGGTGGATTTTTAAAACTAGGTTTATTAGATTCTAGATAAATAGTAGATACATGTCCGCATGTATTACAAACAACATAACCTTCATCTTTTATAATTATACGTTCCTCATTACATTTCTCACAAATAAGAATTGATTTTTCTAAATTATTTTTTTTTATATAATTTTTATCTGTAACAGTTAAATATTTATTTAGTAATTTAGCTTTTTGAAATGATTCACCATAATTCATTAATTCACTTAATTTATTATTTTTATTAGAAGGCGATTGTTTATCAGCATCTTCATCATCTCCATCATCTTCATTAAAATAATTAATTATACTATTTTTTTTTATATCAGTCATCTTTATTTCATCTTTTACTTTAAAATTATTAATATTTTCATAATATTGATATAATATTGGAGCTGTATTAGTATAATATTCATTCATTTCAGTATTGTTGTCAATAGATTTAATCTTTTTTCTGTAATCTTTTAATTTATGTCTTAGACACAATTTCCTTTTTAATTGTACATCTGTTAAAAGTTTAGGTTTTATATTATTTAATTTTTCATATTCAATTTTGATTTTTTTATATTCTTGTTTTAATAAGATATTTTTATTTTTAATTTCTTTGAAATAGTTGATTTTCTTTTCATGTTCTGCATCTAACGTAATTCTATTAGTATTTTTATAGATTTTATCACTTTTTAATTTAAAAGTTGACATTATACTATATTATATTTGAACTTCTTTATATTCGTTAAAGAATTATTTGTTTATTCTAATAATAGAATTATAACAATGAGTAATATTAAACTGCCGAATGAAAAAATAACAAAACTTATATTTACCGCATTAGAAGACGGTTGGGAGGTTAAACAAATTAAAAATAAAGATAATAAAAATCACATTACAATTAATAATAAAATGTATGAATTCACAAAACAAAATAATAAAATTAATAATAATGAAAAATTTTTAAAATATTTTGAAAAAATAGTTGACAAGTGTAAGCAACCTAAATAAATAAATAAAATAAAATTATTTTATGCGTTTTAGGTAAATTTTTTTTCTAAACCTATAGTATAAATACAAATGGGAGGAGGATTAATGCAATTAGTAGCTTATGGAGCACAGGATGTTTACCTCACAGGTAACCCCCAGATTACATTTTGGAAAGTCGTCTACAGACGCCACACAAACTTCGCAATGGAGTCCATTGAACAGACTTTCAACGGTCAGGTCGATTTCGGTCGCAAAGTAACATGCACAATTAGCAGAAACGGTGATTTAATCCACCGTGTATACCTTCAGGTAACTCTTCCAGAAGTTAATGTACCAACTCGCAGCGCCAACAGTGGTGTCGTAACATCTGTTATCACCTCTGGCAGTGGTAATAGTGACAGTGATCAGTGCTACTTCAGATGGGTTAACTACATCGGACACGCTCTTATCCGTAGTGTAGAAGTAGAGATTGGTGGCCAGAGAATTGACAAACACTACGGTGATTGGCTCAATATCTGGAATGAACTCACCCAGGAACCCGGTCACCAGGTTGGTTACGATAACATGGTTGGTAACAACCTTCTTCTTACCGGCGCCGGTCTCAGAAAAGTTGAGGCAACAACCCTCTATGTACCACTTCAGTTCTGGTTCTGCCGTAACCCCGGTCTCGCACTCCCACTTATTGCCCTTCAGTACCATGAAGTCCGCATCAACATGGAGTTCCGTAACAAAGAAGAATGCTACCTTGTTAACTCACAGGGAGATGGCACTGGTATGTGCTGTGTCCAGAACTGTGCAGCTGGCAACAGTGGTGCGGAATGCATCTGTGTTCCACCACTTCAGTACGCATCCCTCTTCGTAGATTACATCTACCTTGACACTGACGAGCGTCGCAGATTCGCACAGGTTTCACACGAATACCTCATCGAACAGCTTCAGTTCACTGGTGATGAATCAGTAACCTCAACAAACGTCAAAGTTAAGCTTAATTTCAACCACCCATGCAAAGAGCTTGTCTGGGTAGTCCAGAGAGATGACGTTTCACAGGAATGGAAGCAGTGGAGCAACTACACCGACGATGTTGACCGTGACGGTAATATCGAATCCGGCTTCGCCGCAGAGAGTTTCCCACTTCTTCTTGGTGCAGGAAGTAATCTTAACCAGGCAGCAGCACTTTTCGGTGGTGCCTCAAATATTAACGTCGGAGCAATGTCCAGAGAATTAGGTTTAACTGAAGCTCAGCTTCAAGCCGCACTTGGCGGTAACTGGGCATCTGGTGGTCCAGGTTCAGTCGCAGCCTCTGGTTCAGCCATTAACATGGGAACTACTGATGCCGGTCAAGGTGTTG